GCTACTAACACAGAAGATATTGCTACTAACACAGAGGACATAGCAACCAACGCCGAAGATATAGCGACTAATGCCGAAGATATAGCGACTAATGCCGAAGATATAGCGACTAACACAAACGCCATTGAAGACTTATCCGATGCCATTGTACCAACAGACGTAACAGGACAGGTTATAACCATTGTAACTGCATCTGCAAACGCTAAACTAACACTTTACATAGGTACTGAGATTACAGGCGGGGCTGTGACGCTTATTCGAAACGGAGCAACAGCAAAACCATTAGTCGATATCGAAGGTGTTGCGGTCACAACTGTAGCAAAGGGCTACTGCGAGGTCTACGAAGGAACTGTAAATTTTACTATGCGCCCTAGCGGCGTAGATAGCTTACAGGGGCTTGAAAAAGCAGCAGTGTTTACTAATTTTCCACTTTCAACTCAAGCCATGATATCTCGATTCTCGTATAGTGGCGAAGGGTTTATAATGCTAGTAAAAGCACAAGCCAATATAGAGATAGCTTTAAAAATTGACGGTGTTTTTAAATTTGGTAGTACCACTACAGGGTGGTTAACGCCAGCTGTAGAAGCAAGTCTAATTGGGCCAATAAGGTTTAACACAAGATTTGAAGTATATACAGATGCCTCTGCTGATTGGGATATTGTATATAAAATCGGAAGTACTATTCGTGATAGTATACTAGCTACTAGTAGTAATGACACTGCTACTCCAACTACTGAAAGATTAAATATTACAGGCAGCGGATGGATAATCTCAATTAATAACGCAGGTGCTTTTAACCTTAATATTGATGGCGCTGGGTTAAAAAGAATAAACGTACAATCTAACTGTCCAATATTAACAAGATATGAAACAGGTTTTATTTTACAATGCGCAACAACTACTTATTGGGGATTCGTTTATATTCCAGATTAAAGTCAATGGAGGTCTAAATGGTTAAATCAAAAATAATAAAACTACGTGCGGATACTAAGCGTAAACAGACGATAGAAGCTTGCACAGCCTATTCAGGTGTTGCTATAACAGAGCACCTGATAAACACAAAACTCAACACAGATTACCGATTCAGCCAATTCTACATGTACGCAAATAGGGATAAAGCAGAGGGCTACGGAGTTGGTTACTCTATTAAAAATTACCATGAACAGATGTGGGAAACAGGTATTTGCTTGCTTGAAGATTTTAACGTCAATAAAGAAATGCCCGAACTCCGCAAGGATTTTGAAAAGCTAACTCCTGATGTGCATAAAAAAGCAAAACAATTTACATTGCCTATCAGAGTATTCCCTACACAAGACCCCGAAGAAATAATGAAATCGCTTGAGGCAGGCGTCCCGATTCATTTCCACAAAGATTTAGAAGGTATAGGTGGTCATGCTATGGTACTGTACGGATTGGATATACTACCTAATCATAGATATAATGTTTATATTTTAGATAGTCGATTCGGTGGCAATAACAACTTTATAACACTAAAAGACCAAACATTAGAGTACTTTTATAAAGGGGAGTTCTATATTTTAAAATGGGAACAAGACAAAAAGTTTGTGCAGTTCGAACTTGGTAAGTCGCATTATTGGATAGACAACGTAAAGCACGAATTACCGTACACAATTAAAGTGGAATTTGATGCTAACGGTGGTGGACACCTACAAGTACCAATGCGATTACTGTCCGAGATAACCGGTGCTGATGTATCTTGGAAATCGCCTTTTGCGCTAGTTTGTACACAACCCATTGGTAGATACTACTCAAGGCTTGAAACAATCGCTTACAGGGACAATTACGGTGACACAGAAGTGATTCAAGATTGATTAATACTGCTAAATATGGCACAATATAAGTAAAGAAATATGAAAGGAGTGAAATAATTATGGCTACACCAATTAATGGAGCACAAGTTGTTTACAATATGGATGGCACGGTAAGAAGTAACAAAAATGTGAATGTTGATCTTGATAAATACAATCAAACTGGCTCTGTAAAAGATTCTGTAATTCCTACAAATATGTGGGAAAATATTTTTAGCGAATATAAGAAACCGCCTGCTTCTTCTCAAAAACCACCAGAAAAATTACCTAATACAAATTTAACACCTACAACACCGGGTAAATTACCTACAACCACGACAACAGGACCACCAACAGACTATCAAACTTACCAAACGCAAATGACACCAAAAGAAAGAGCTGTTCCATATACAGGAGATGCGCAAATAGGTAATCCTGTTTATAACACAATAACGGTAAACGATAACACTAAATTGACTCCACAACAAGAAAATGATTATCGTATATATGCTGACAATGTAACAGATGGTAGCACTCTTACCGCTAAACAATGGATAGACCAAAACAATATAATCAATCCTGTATCTTCAGGAGTTATAGATTATTCAAAGTATCAATTTGATAACACAACGGACTATATGACTGAAATCAATAATGCTATAAGCAAGGATCCAAATGCTGATGTTTCAGCCTTGGTGCTATCTAGAGGAGCAAAAATTGCTAGTGATCCTGATTTACAAGCAAAATGGGGAGCGTCACAAAAGGAACTTGAAGCTAAGTATCTTAATCAAAACACTTCATCGGCTGTTAATGATAATGGTGGTGAAAACGGTCCTGTAAGCAACTATGACATGAATACTTACTTTACTCCCGAAGAAAATAGCTTATACGCTTCAATAGACGCTTTAACAAACAGTTTATTAGGCCTTGACCCCACGCAAACAATGAGTCGAGACGAAGCCACAGCAAGAGCAACAGCACAAATGCGACAACCGTTTGAACAGAATCTTGAAGAAACAATGAAAGCCTATGACCAAAACGCAATTCAGCGAGGAATGTTCGGACAACAACCTACGGAAAATGCAAAACGTGAAGGCATGGCGAATGTAGAAGTTGCTCAACAGTCTGCAATATACGACTTAGCTAACAATATGTATCAAGATGAATTTAATATGGGACAAACACGAGATGCACAAGCGTTAAATATTGCCAATAACCGATTAGATGCTCTTAGAAATAGCTTATTTGACCAACAAACTATCAAAGCAACAGTTGAAACAGCTAAAGACAAAGAAGCCGCTAAAATTGCTGAAGCTGAAAATGCTAAAATTATTGAAGCAAATTCTAAAACAGCAGCCGATCAAGCAGCAATTGACGCAGCATACAAGCGTTGGGAAGCTCTAGGTTATGCAGATGAAGTTGTTGCTAATACATTGGGTATATCTTTAAATACTCCATCTCAAGGAAACATGGAAACAGAAGTTAAATTCCAATACGACATAAAAACAAAAGAATATGAAAATCTATTAGCGCTTCAAAAAGCAGCTGATGAATACGGTTTTGATATTTCACTTGCAGGGTATAAGAGCGGACTTGCATTAAACGAAGCGGTTCAAAAAGCTCAACTTGACTTAGTAAAACTTGGAGAATCAGCAAATATTGATTTCCAATTGTATGAAGCAAAAGAAACTTTAGACTTAAATAATAAAAAAGAATATGAAACATTTGTAAACAGTATATTATCACCTGAAATAAAACTTGACTTATTCCAACAAGCAATTGATATGGCAGACATGGATCCTGATAAAAAGAAAATGGCTATTAGTATTCTAGAAAAGACAGCGACTTCTGAATATTCAACACTTGACCTTGAAGGAGCATTAAAAGAATACGATACATATTTTAAAGGTTCCGACATTAACAAAGTAATGGATGCGTACAATGGTCTTCTTAATGTAATAGGCAACGGTGGAAGTGTCTCTGGAGGATTAACATTACCTGAATCAGACTATGGAAACGATTATGAAATACCTGATTACATGAAAGCTCCAATAAAACCACAAATTAAATAGAATGAAAGGATGGTACATTCATGGCACGTTCTTATAACCAAACAGAAGCAAAAAAAGTTTATGATCAAGTAAATAGTGGATTCACAACAGTAGATAGATTATCTGACCAATCAAAAGGAGATTTATATCAATATCTCATTGATAACGGAAAAGCTGATATTGACAAATTTAATTCTTCGGTAAAAAGTAAATACGGTTTATCGTCTACACCAAAAGCATTAGGTATACTTGATCCGTATTCGCAATCAATTGAAAAGTTAGATACAACATTTAGACAGGAGCCTTCAACACAGGCTCCTATTTCCAATTTCAGAGAAACAGACGATGCTTATACTAAGAAATATGCAGACCAAATAGCATCTTTAAAAGATTTTTCTTTTAATCCTTCAGGACAAAGCCCACAAACTAACAATTTTGATTATAATGACGTGAGTGCAATACCTGCATATAATTATAATCAACCAACACAGTCACAACCAACAACACAGTCTAATCAATTAGGCCCAATAGATAAATTTATATCTTCTCTAGCTAGTGTCATGGGTAGTTTTAATATTGGAACTCTGCAAGCAGCTAAAGAAATACAAAAAGCAACCGAGTATATTAACCCTGTTACACATGTTAGAGCTTTACTTGACCCTGAAAAGTCTGTAGCTGATATTATTGACAAAGATACGACATTATTTAATTCTTTATTACAACAACAACAAAATGCGGTAAGGCCTTATCAAGAGCAAGCAGCAACTATTACGGGACCTGATAAGTATATATATGGCGCATTAGGCCAAGTAGCACAATTACCTTTTATGGGTGCAGGTGCTATTCCGGCAGTAACTGCTCTAAGTGGTTTTGCAGCAGGCTCAAAAGCAAATGAAATAGAGCAAGGTCAAATAGCAAGAGGAATTGACCCTAATTCTTTAGGAGCAACCGCAACAAGACTAGGTGGTGCTGCTTTAAGTGGTTCAATGGAAGCTGTTACTGAAATAGGTCCAATGGCTACATTTTTTGACATTATGGGTGGTAAGATTACGTCTGACACAATATTGAAAGAATTAAATCAAGAGTTCCTTGGAGAAGGTTTGTCCGAAGCAATGAGTCCATATATTGACAAAGCTGTATTTAGCGATACAGAATTGCCAACAATAAAACAACAACTTGTAGATTTTGTAGATGCTGGATTTACCGGAGCTATGTCAGCTGTATTAATGATGGGCGTTGGAATGGGAATACAAAGCGCAAGCCAAGCGTTAAACAACCCTACAACTCAAAATGTTGATAAAGCTTTACAAGATGTCGAGAATCAGATAAAAATCGATTTAAACGCAGATGGCGAAGCAACACAGGGCAATATGATAACACCAACGCTTAAACTAGACGGACAAATTGACAATACTATACCTATTGTTCCATTGACATCTGCAAAAACACAAAAAGATTTCTTTACCGAGCAAGCAGCAATGGTCGAACCTGAAGTTGTCCCCCAAGCTGAAATTAATCCTAATCTTGAAAAATATAAAATAGATCTTGCAAGAAAAGAAAGACTTCTTGATGAAGCGAATGCAAACAAGTTTGAAGCTGAAATTAATCCTAATTTTGATAAGATAGCTACGCCTACACCAAAACAAGAAACTTCAACTGCACCCACAGTTCAAAAAAACGAAAATATTAAAACAACTCCAACAATTGAATTAATTCAAAATACAGAAGAAAGTTTAACCTCTCAGTTATCATCAGATGTTGTTAAAAAATTAAAAGATACAAAAATAGTAGATAAACAAGGTAACCCACAAGTTGTATATCATGGAACTCCAACTAATTTTGAAGGAGAATTTACTTTATCAACTGCGCCTAGATGGGGAATAGGAATATATTTTTCAGATTCAAAAAATGCAATAATAAATGAATTTGCTGACGGAAAAGATGGAAATGTTATTCCTGTGTTGCTTGATATTAAAAATCCATTTACAGGAAGTTACCCAGGAGATCAAGTTATTCAAGATACGAATGCTTACAGAAGTGCTTTATCTAAAGCAAATAACGGTATAGATATTGAAATATTGGACGAAAACTATTTTGATAATAATCCAGATGCTAATTATTTAGACCCTAATGACTTATGGAGCGAAGATGGTAATTTTGCAAATGATGTTATTCAGGAACTTGGCTATGATGGTATTGTTGCAAAAGGCTCAAACTCTATTGACGGAAATGAAATTGTTGTATTTAAACCATCGCAAGTTATCCGTATGGACCAAGCAGCACAAACTGAAAGTAAAGATCAACAAAAAAAGGAAATTGTAGTACCAGAAACACCAATAAAAGGAACTGTAGATCAGGAAGAAAAATTACTTCCTTACTTTGATTACAAAAAACAATATGAATCAATGTTAAGAAATACAGAACTCAGTAAAACAGAAAAAAATCAAAAACTTATTCAATTAGAAAAACAGATGAAAAAATCATTTCCTGAAGTTGCAAAAGACATAAGCAGTAAAACAATAGATTTGTTACCTTGGGCTACATACATACTTGATAATAAAAACACTTTAGACAAAAAAGAAATGACTCCTATACTACAAGATTTTATCATTGAATTAGGAGACCAAGACTACGCTCAGTTTGACCAAGGAGATTTACAAGACATAGACGTTGATCGAGATGTGATGATGGAAATATTAACAGAAACCGCAAGAAAAGAAATTGGCCATTATGCAGACTCAAAAGCTGTAAAAGCTCAATTTAATGATATTCTTGACGCAATGATGGAAGTTATCCAAGCAAAAACACCAATAAAGGCAGATGCAAAAGTTATTGCTTTACCAAATGCAAATCAAGACAACTCCAAAGATGTAACTGAATTAAAAACAGGCAAACCAGTGGAACTAACTATGTACCAAGGCAAGGGAAAAACTGCATCTGAAATATATAGATCAATTAAATATCCTATACTCGGCGAAGGTTCTTATTTTGCATTTGATAAAAAATCGGCCTCTAATTATGGTGATAACATTACTGAAAGTAAAGTTACTTTAGAAAACCCATATGTTATTAATGACGATGTTGATTGGAAAAAACTTACAATTGATGCAGGGTGGAAGTACTCAAACCCTACTTATTTAGAAAAAGATACCGTTATAGCTGATATAAAAAAACTAAAATATATAATTTTAGCAAAAGGATATGACGGAGTTATTGTTTCTTATGAGAACAATTCTATCGATGCTGACATAAATAGAAAAACTAACAATACTGTTAAAACATTAAGAAACGTATTTGGCCATGATCAAATTGTTAGTTATAGAAATATATCTACTGTGGCCATAGATAGCAATCAAAAAAGTAAAAACGCAAAGTATACAAAAAAAGAAGCTCAAGCAAAATGGAATGAATTAACAGAAAAGTATAAAGGTAGATTTGATCTTGTAAATAACATAGATTTAAAATATGAATCTCAATACAACACAATGGACCAAATTAAAGACCAGATTAAAAAGTTTTATTCAACTGTTGAAGATTTAAACAATGGAGCGTCTGTCATTGAAGAAACATACGGACAAAACTTAGATAAAAAAGGAATAGGCATATATAGAAAGTTCTTTTTAGACGAATTAGTTGATACCGGTAAAGTAAAGCTTATTGGTCAAACAATAACATCACACAGAGAGCTTGCTACCCTTATGCAGATATTTAGAAATCCTAAGTATGAAACAGCATTTATTATAGGCGTTAAGAATGGTAAAGTGACGTATAATCGTGCTGTATCTTCTAGGTTGCCAAATTGTGCTGTTGTTTTTGCGTCTCAGCAAGAAGCTATAGATTTATCTGATGATATAAATAGAATTGACTTTGATGATGTTTACATGGTACATAATCATCCTTCAGGAAATCCAACTCCTTCAATTGATGATATTCGCATATCTGAATCGTTTGCTTCTCATGTCAAAAACTATAAAGGTCATGTAATAATTAATTCAGGTAAATACTTCTTTATACCAAGAACAATGACAGAATCATTAAATTGGAGATCTAAATCTCTTATGCATAATTTAGATTTAGGAAAAGATAAGCTTCTTGCTTTTCAAACAAATGCATTACAAAAAGACACAGCAGGAAAAGAAATTGCGAAATATGTTAAAGGGCAACAATTAGATGATAATAAAATATCTGTTGTTTATTTATCCACAAAGTTAACAATTAAAGCAATTGAAACAATTAGCGCAAACGATTTAAAGTCAATTTCAAAAAAATATTTAGACAACATGCAAAATAAAATGTTGGGTTATGGCGCATATAGAGTTGTGCTAGTATCTACACCTGTAAACGAAGATTTACTTAAAGTAAGCACACAGGCTATAAAGCAATTAGATAATTTTATTATACAAAATGATGGTTCATTAAAATCGATTAACGGTATGCCGAGCGGTTCATTAGTTGATTCTGTACCACCAAAAGCAAATAAGATAAAATTAGGCGAAGAAAAACCTGAAAATTTACAAGACTTTATGCTTTATAACCATGATGTAGATTTACAAGAGCTTAAAGATATTCTTGGAATTAAATCGGAAAATAAGAAATCTATGGAAGTTGATGCAGTTAAAGTTCCAGAGCAACCAAAACCATTATTGAATTACAATTTAGAAGCAAAGGATGGATTTGCAGGCATAGAAAAAGACTTTATTGAATTAAGAAAAGGCGATATGCCGTTTAATAAAATGAATGAGTATATTGACTTTGTTGTAAATAATGAAAAGTCTATTGTGGACCTAGCAAACAAAAGAACAAAGGCGCAACTTGCAAAATATGTAAGTCCATTTAATGTAAATGATTTTAATAAAGCACAATATGTTCAATCTGCTTATCAAGAACAATTAAACAATATTATATTTACATTAAGCGATTCAAAAACTATTTCAACAAGCGGGTTTAATCATGAAAACAAGCTTAATCAATTAAGAGATCAAGTAAAAAAACTTCAAGAGGGATTGACAAAAGATAAGTACCAATCTATTGTTGACAAAATTAAACAAGAAGCTATTGATAAAAAAACAGCTTCAATGGAAAAGAAGAATAGAATAGATAATCCTGAAACATTAGATGATTATATTCTAGCTTCGAAATCAAGAGTTTTAACCACAGAAGAAAGAAGAAAACTTGATGATCTTAAATTAGCAGCAAAACAGTCACTTCCTGAAGCTAAAGCAATGGATAAGGTTGCAGTCAGCGCAGATGTAATAGGCAAACTTGTTGAAGGAACACATACAAAAACAGGAAACAAGCTTTTTGAGTTTGAACTAACAGACAGGATTGAAAAGAATGAGTGGTCTAAAATTCTTGAAGTAGTAAAAAAAGAAGGTGGATCATATTGGAAAGGTAAATTCTTCTTTCCTACTGAATCAATTGACGTAGCTACTCAAAAATATAACAATGTAATAAATACACTTAAAGGTAACATGACGGAAACTGTTGATAACATTGTTGATAAGTCCACAAGCAATGCTGATAGACTTAGAACAGTAGCTAGCAATATGCAAAAAGCTATTGATGAAAAGTACGCCGGCAGACAAACCAATACCAATAGACGTGCAGCAATGGCAGCAAGTGCACAAATGGATGGTGACCGAATGAAAAGAACCCAAGCTGTTCTCAATCAAATAGCCGATGCCTTAGATAGCGGAGAATTAAAGTTCTTGTCTAAGATTAATTCAAAAGCGCAAATTGAATCACTAGACGGTCGTATGAGCAGGGCAAAGCATGATTATATAAATGACGTCACAAAAGGCTATCAGGATGCTTATATGAGCGAATTAAAGCGCAGAGAGCTAAAAGGAGAACCTGTTACTATTGACGGAATAGATTTTGCTAAAGTAAGAACGCTTTATAAAGAGCATGTAATAAAAATGCTTGAAGAAGGAACTAAAATTAAAGGAATGATTCAAAAAAGTAATTCTGCGTTAAATTCAGCAAAAAGACACCAAGATGATCTTCCTGTTTACAAGTTTGAAGAAATATTGAATGAGCTTATAAGTAAAGGTGTTAATGACTTTGGAAGTGTTAAAAGTACTATTCAAGACTTTAACCGATTAAAAAAACTAGGAATTGAAACTGACGGAGATTTAAGAGCTGCACTAAGAGAATACTTACCTTTCTTTAACAGTACTAAGATAAGCAAAGAGACTCAAATAGAGCGAAATATTAAGCAAAGAGAATCCGAGTTCACCCGACAAAAGATTGAAGGATTTTTCCCTACTCCTGAAAATATTGTTGACAACATGATTGAAATTGCAGACATCAAAGAAGGTGAAAAAATTCTTGAACCAAGCGCAGGTGTTGGACACATAGCTGACAAGATTTCAAAAGGTACACTTGATGTAGTTGAGTATAATAATTCAATGGCGCAATTGCTAAAAGACAAAGGGCATAATGTTGTAGGAAATAATGCTTTAGAAGTAAAAACTCAATACAATAAAATTATCATGAACCCACCTTTCGAGAATAGCCAAGATATAGAGCATGTTATGTATGCTTATGAAAACAATCTTTTACCTGGTGGCAGACTTGTTGCGATTATGAGCGAAGGTCCTTTCTTTAGAAGCGATAAAAAAGCAACAGCATTTAGAGAATGGCTTGACGGACTAGATCAAACAAATGAACAATTACCAGATGGAACATTTAAAGAAAGTGACCGAAAGACAGGAGTCAATACAAGGATAGTAGTTATAAGTAAACCCGTAATCAACGATATTGACTCTATTAAAGCGTCTAATCCAAAGGTCAATACAAATGATATAGCTACAGGAGCAAAAGCTTCTAATGAGCTGATTAGAGCGTCACATGGCAAAGCGAAAAGCAACCCACTTGAAGCAAGGCATAGTTTACCTGCATTAACAGCAGCAATAGAAAATAACACATTAGAAATTGACAATTTAATTATTCCAAACGCTACAGCATCCGGATATACATACGACATGAAAGAATTTATTGTTAACTCAATTGCTAATCGAGACATGGATGCGCAGACAATTGTAATGAAAATACCTGATGACGGAACGATGACATTGTTAAATTCTCCAACAGTTATAGCAGAAACGCTTCATGCTTTAGGAATTAAAGTTAAAATGGCAGAAATACCAAAGAACATTGCAAGTTATGTAAAAAACAGCTCTATTGTAGTAACTAACTTTGAAGGATACAAATATATAACTACAGAAGGAAATAGTGGTATGTTTATAACTCCAAATGAATTTAAACAACTTACAAACTACATTGAACAAGTATCATCTATTGATCCAACAACAAAGTTGAAAATAGAAAAATCAGTTGATTCAATTGCTCAATTAAATAAGTTCATGAGTGATGAATATGTTCCGGTAAGTAATTTTATTGACTTAGTAGGAGAAAAAAATGCACGTAATAAATATACTGTAGTTTCAGGCCAAGGAATTACTCGTATGTATAACACAAAACTACTTCAACCTTTTAACGGAGAATATACAGCATACCAGGCTATTAATGAACCGATGATAATATTTAAAGATTCAAATGGTCTTTTAGTAGGCGCAACTTTTCCTGTTAAACCAAGCCCTAGTTCAATGTATGAATTAAAAGGAAATTTTGATATTTCATTAAAACCAAAAGCATTAACTAAACCTTCATCGCTAAAATGGATGCCGACTAACGAAGATTTATTGCTTGCGGATATTAATGACGGAAAGCCAAGCAACGGACCTAAAGCAGCAGCTACATATGTTCAAAAACTTTATCCAATGCAAGGAGTGGGGAAAGGTGAAAAAGCTAGATTAAGTGACGCACAAAAATTAATTGATAAGTTTTTAGAAGTTCCTGTAAAAGAAGGCAACTTTAGACAACATGCATTAGGTATTTTTAAATCCTCTGGAATCATAAGAGTAAAAAACGCAAAACAAATGGATGTATTAATGCATGAAGTCGGCCATTGGTTTGATCAGCATTTTGACTTGACCAATAAAATAACAGCTAATCCATTAATAGCCGGTGAGTTATACAATGCCGGTAAGCCTGTAAGCAGAAAAACGTATACAAAAAAAGAAGTTATACAAGAAGGTATAGCAGAGTTCTTCAGTACTTATCTTCAAAGTAAGGAACTTGCTCAACAGAACTTTATCTATACTTACAATGCAATTGAAGATGTAATTAAAACAGATAAAGTTACTAAAGAACTAACAAGTGCATTAAATGAATTAATGGATCAATACATGAAAATGAATTCAAGCGAAAGAGTTCTTTCAAATGTACAATTAAGACCACGCAGACATGAAATAACTAAACCTGAGGAAATTATCAGCACCTTGTACACTGCAATGGTTGACATTAATCACCCTATCTATAATTTTGTTAGAGATGTAGTAGGCAAAGTTAATCCTTCTAGTGACCCAATGACTAAAAAAAGACTGGCGGTTACAAGCGGTATTGGTAAAACCACAACAGCTATGGAACGTGGTTTGATTGATCCAAAAACAGGAAACTTTTTAACAAAAGGTTTGTATGAAATAATTGCTCCTGTAAGAGAATCAAAAATGTTTAATGAATTTATGGCTTACGCAGTATCAATGAGAGCTAACGAATTGACTGAACGAGGTATTGAAACAGGAATTGACATCAAGGACGTTAATGCAACAATATCAAAATATAAAAATGATGTTCAATTCAATAAAACACTTAAGGAGATTTATAAATACAATGACACTTTATTAAAGATTGCTTCTATGAATGATTTGATTACGCCTGAAGCTTATGAACAAATAAAAGAAGTCAACAGATATTACATGCCATTTAACAGAGTTATTAATAGTGCTGCAAGCGGAAAAAGATCAAAAGCCGGTAATCCAATTATGAAAATAAAAGGAAGTTATCTTGATATTATTAACCCGATTGAAAGCATTGTAAGAAACACATATTCTATTTATAATGCCATCGATGTAAATGAAGCAAATAAAACCTTGTTTAATTATCACAATGCAGACGGAGCAGGGAAGTATTTTGATAAAATACCGCCACCAATAAAAGCAATTGAAATAGAAGGCGACACATTAGCAGAGCTAATTAAAAAGAATTACGACATTGATATATCTAATGAAGTTGACAAAGTAACACTATTCCAACCTAATATGTATCCAAACAAAGACAATGTAATCACTGTTCTAAACAAGGGAAAACGAGAGTTTTATGAGATACATAACAAGGATATGCTGAGAGTGTTTACTCAAGCGGATTATCCGCAATTAAAAATCATTGGTAAAATACTAGGATTTCCTGCAAGAGTTTTAAGAGCAGGAGCAACAGAGTTTAGTGACGCTTTTGTACTTAGAAACTTTATTAAAGATACCGTTGCTGCATCTGTTTTTTCTCAAAGTAACTTTATACCATTTGTTCACAGTGTTAGAGGTATTTACGAAGAAATGGGCAAAACTGATCTTTATTACAAAGCGTTATCGGCGGGAGCAATCAACAATACAGCTTCTGCAATCGACAGAGACTATATTAAAAAAGACACTCGAAAGCTTTACGAAAAAGATTTTGCAGATAACGTGCTTGGTGTTATTAGTAGGCCATTAGACGCTTTACGTGGACTTAATGAAGCGGTAGAAAGTTCAACAAGACTTGGAGAATTTAGACAATCTTACAATAAGAACATACAAAAAGGAATGTCTGAACACAACGCAATACTTCAAGCAGCTCTTGACAGTAGAGATTTAATGGACTTTATGAGAGCAGGTTACATTGGAAGAGAAATAAACAAATTAATACCTTTCTTTAACGCAAGCATTCAAGGTGTTGACAAGTTTGCAAGAAGTGCAGTAACTAATCCAGTAAACATGTTAGTCAAAGGAGGTATGCTTGCAGCATTTTCAGCGATGCTTTACTTAATGAATAGTGATGACGAGCGATATAATAGGCTAGACCGCTATACAAAAGACATGTACTGGATTGCATTTATTGGAGATGAAATTGTTAAGATACCAAAACCACAAGAATTAGGGCTATTCTTTGGGTCAGGAACAGAAAGAATGGTTGAGTATTTAAAAGAAAATGACCCAAAAGCTTTTAAAGGTTACAAAGAAAGAGTTATTGAAATGTTACTTCCTGAGTTTATTCCACAAGTTTACAAAGTACATTCTGAACTTGCTTCAGGATACTCAATGTTTTACAAAGGTTCAATAGTTCCTCTTTCAGAAAGTAGCAGACCTAAATATTTACAGTACGGAACTACAACATCAGAGTTTGCAAAAGAGTATGGAAGGACATTTAATGAAAGCCCTAGAATGGTTGACTATGCAATTACGCAATCATTGGGTACAGCAGGAAGATTTTTGCTTAACTCAATTGACTCTATTATTTTAGCAACAGGCAAAGGAGAAAAAATAGAAGATCCGGCAAAAACATTATTAGGTAATATGCCATTTGTTCGAGGTTTAATTGCAAGTCCATATACCGGTAGTGTATATGTAGAGGATTTCTATGAATATACAAATGAAGTAAAAGTTAAAGCTGCTGAGTATAGAGAATTAGACCAAGAATATCCGGCAGACTTTGCAAAAAATTATACTTATATAAAAAAAATGTACAAAACTATGACAAAACTAAATGGAGTTAATAAAGCAATTAAAGAATCAACATTAAGTGGTGATGAAAAGAAAGCTCTTTTAGTTGATATCCAAATGCTTCAAGACTCTGTTGCAATTAAAACAATGAACGGAGAACTGTTAACATCTGAAGAACTACAGCTAATTGCAAAATATGACGCATTATACGAACAAGACTAATGAAAGGGAGGTAAATAATATGCCTATTGAAACAGTTGCTACAGTACTTGCTATCATAGGAACAATAGGAGGGTTTCTATCATTTATCGCAACAAAAATTTCTAAAGCATGGGACCGTAAATCTAAGGCAATTGAAGAAAAGACAAAAGCTGAAATGCAAATGTCAGCAACGCTTGAAAATATTATTACGTCAAATGCTGAATTAAAAAAGTTTATGGGAACTATTGAAAATGATACGGACGCAAACAAATCAGACATTAAAGAGTTGATAACAAATCAAAAAGAGCAGCGCAAAGATATTGACACAAACACAGCAGACATAAAAGAATTAAGAACTTTTATCCATTCAGAAACAAGACAGATAAGAGAGCGTTGCGACCGTATACATAAGGTGGTGTAATATGCGTAAAATATGTATTGCACTTGTGGTTGTATCTTTAATTGTTTTAATTGTTAATGAGCAAGAAAAAACACCTATTCAAGAAGCTACATATGAACAGTTATTAGAAATTGACAATATTGGTCCTGTGATTGCAAAAAGAATTATGGAATATAAAGATAACTGTTCTTGTTTATCTGACCTATTGTTTGACAGTAGATTAAACAAAGGTGTAAAATATGTAGGTAAAGAGCGATTAAAGGAACTTAAAAAACGGTTTAGATAAGGAGTGAGTAAATGAATGATTTTGTGAATATTGATTATGTACTAAGTTTTCCAGGAATGATATTTATTTGTTGGCTATTTGTTCAAGCATTTAAAAACTTGATTGACAGAACCATACCTGACAATGAAACTATGTGGGTTGTATTAATTGTCGCAATAATTCTAGTGGCAGTTAAAACACTCGTACAAGCAAAGGAAATTTTATCATTTCAAAGTATATTGATCAGCATTTTATTATGGATTATTAATTCAGTAGTTGTATGGTTTGCAACATTGAAAGCACATGAATTAATTGTAGAACCAATAACGAAAAAATAACATTTTAACGAGGGCTGCGAAAAGTGGCCCTCGTATTGTAAGAAAGGAGAATATATGTTTTTATTAAATAGCATACAAAGAGGTTTAGGGTTTATACCACCAGAAGGTAACATAGCGTCTGAGAAAGATATTGAACCAGCTCTTAACTTTATGAAAGAAAATGATTTATTCACAAGGCATAGCAAAAGCTTCTATTAGGACAACAGAAGATACAGAAGTTAAAGTAAGGATAATAACAGCAACTGGAACCGCTACATTAAGTTATGTTGGGTCATGGGCAGAAATTCAAGAAACTTCTCAGGCATTTATAGACTACACAAGCGACAGTGTAGAAGTTCAAATTAGACTAGCCTCAACAGGTGTAGTTGCTTATGAAAGTGATTTGACATCGGGCAAAGAAGTTAATGTAACTCCGGCGTTAGACGCAGCAACGGAATATGAAGTAAGAGCAAGGCATTTAACTGATGAACCAATGGAACAATATACACGATGGAGTGCATGGCAAGCATTTACAACAATAGCAGAGTAATTTAGTTGCAGAATCTAATAACAAGTAAAATAAAGGAGATTGATATTATGGTAAATGTAGAAAACAAAGACAAAAAAGTGCGTTATAATTGTTTAACAACTGACTTAGTTGGTGGATTCCCTCCACTAATAGATAAACATGGAGGAACTATTAACAATGGATCAATCATGAAAGTAAGGGATGATGTTACAAAAGAGTTTACTGACTTTTTCCAGATGACGGACGGAGAATGGATTAAAATTTAAGGAGGTATTTTATGGATGAATTAATTTACAAACTAAGATCAGACATTAAAAATTTAACTACACAATCGGAACAGATTGCGCAACAAGTTACAAATTTAAATGACTTTGTCGGACTATCTGACGTGCTCGGAATCGGTTGGAATCCTACATCGGATACTTACCGTAGATTAGGACAAGCTATCAACAAAACATTTGGAGTTAATGGTGCAGTCAATGACTTTGCAGTAATCGCTCCATACTCTCAACGTAGAGTTTGCAATCTAGCAGACGATGGAGTAACGGTCAACGCCTACTTTGGTGACGGTAACTATGTTGAAAATGGCACGAATGGACAGGTCATGACAGAACATGTGCCTTTTTGGTACAAAGCTTATGTAGAAGATAACGAGATTATAACGTTAATATCTCCTACCGTTAAAACAGATACAGGATGGTCTTTGCATCCTTGGTTTATTGACGATGTGACAGGCTTACCAGTTAAAAGATATTTTAGCACATATGAAGGTTGTTTGTGGGATTCTTCTGCAAGTGCTTATATTTTAAATGATGCACAAGTTGCAGACTTTACAGTGGGGACAGGAGATAAGCTTAGTTCAATTACTGGAGCAAAACCGATTAGTGGACATACTCAGAACTTGACTCGTTCAAATGCTAGAAAATTAGCTAACAACAGAGGTACAAGATGGCAACAACAGCACAATAATGCCGTAGCAGCAATACAAATGATGATGTTAATTGAGATAGGTGATTACAAGTCTCAGGAGCGTGTAGGTCAAGGTGTAGTAAGTCTAACCGATGATGGTTCAACTAATATGGCAATAGCAACAGGCGATACATCAGCTCTTGGCAATGGCAGTGGATGGGTACTGAATAACGGTCAACGCTCTGTTAGATATGGTGGAATTGAAAATTTCTGGGGCAATATTTGGAAATGGGTCGATGGTGTAAATGTAACAGATTCCAGCATCTTCGTAAGTAGAAAAAACAGCGGTTTTGTTGATGATATATTTACAGGAGATTACCAATATATCGGAGAGCCTATAGCGAGTGCAAGTGGGTATGTTTCTAACCTCGTGGTTAACACCACGAACAATTACACGAGTTTTCCAAAGCAGACGACAGGGTCGTCTAGCACGAAAATAGGCGATTACCTATATCGCTCAACAGGTGTTCGCGGGGCTCTTTTGGGCGGTGATTGGTATGGTGGGGCGTTTGCGGGGGCTCGGTGTTGGGCTCTCGGTAGTTCGTCGGGCAATCGGAGTCGGGATATCGGCTCTAGAATTGTAGCTTAATTTTAAATTAAAATTTTTGTGCCTAGTAAATCTAGCAAGCATATAGAAAAGAGGATATTATATGGATAAAATAAGTATTACAATTAGAAACGCATATAATCCATACGACAACTACTATAGACAAGAAGATATTAATCCTAAAGTATATGGTGGAAATTGGATTAATAATGCACTCGAAACAACATTTAAAAATAACACTATTGTTTACAAAAAATAATTTCAATAGGAGGTAAAAATGAAAACACAATCAACAATAACACCTGATAAAATATGGATTCGTGGACTAAATAACGGTATACGAACCATAAATTTAACTAAAAATGTTGTTAAAATCAAAAAAGAAGAACAAGACATTTTTGAATATGACGAAATAACCGTTGTTATTCAAGAACGAGACAACATCGAAAAATATGTGTTGGATAACTTTGAGGCGTTATTTACTCTAGGGCAAGCTCAATTCGCTAATAAAAAATATGAAGAATTCAGTAATGAGTGTGCGAGTAAAATATTAAGTGGATTTGTATCGAATTGTTTAGGTGAAGATAAGGTTTTTGATAGTGGTATGGGAAATCAAGCCACTATTCAAGGGTTAGTATTGACTGCATTGTTAAACAAAAGTGGTTTAATGCCTAAGCAAGAGATATTAGAGCATAAGACAATTAATGATGTAGGTTGCTATCCCTTCACAAATGACCAAATTATTAAACTAGGGTTAGACTTAAAAGCACATATTACCGCTTGCAAAAAAGAAGCAGAATTAAAAATGTCTGAATTGTTTAAGTAGGTGATTAAATGACTTGGATAATTAAATTTATCTTAGGAGGTTTAATCTACATGGGCATAGAGGTTTTGTATGACAATACATCAGACCGTAGCATGGGCTTAGTAGGTGGTTTAGCGTTTGTATTGTGCAGTTTGATATTAACGCTAAATTTACCATATCTAGTTAACTGTTTTATATTTGCCTGTCTGATTACTGTTTTGGAGTTTATAGCAGGCAAGATATTTAATAAATATTACCAGATATGGGACTACCGTAAAATACCATTTAACCTACAAGGTCAAGCATGCTTACCATTTTGGTTAATATGGTTTGCGATAATTAGTCCATTTATTATATGGATGGATAAGATTTTATAAGTTCCCAATAGGTTATAATTGCGAAGTAACAAAGTTTTAAAATACCAACAATCAACAAGAAAGGAGCAATTGGATTGTTTAAATTTGATAGCAAAATAAAAGAATTAGGGTTTACTCCACCAGAAGGAGATATAATTGGTAAAAAAAACATGGGAGCCGTGTTGGAAGAAAATAATCAAGGTGATCAATTATATTATAATTCAATAACAAAAGAATGGAATGCTATTGATTCAGGATTTAACGCACTTTCTTTATGGGATGATATACCAATTATACCTTCTGTGTTCCGTGCAGGTGTATCTGCCCCAGACTTAATTGATTTTATTGGATCCGCTACAAAAATATATGGATTTAATGGTGGTTCTACCGCAGAATATTTAGACGGTTGTTTTGAACTTCTTCATGGATACGCTGAATCTACAGACTTAAGACCTCATATACATTGGTGCCCTACAACATCAGCTGCCGGAAACATTAAGTGGCAAATGAGATATGAAATTAAAAATACAAATGAGACATTTACCGGAACTAATACAATTACTGTAGCAATTGATAACACAGAAGAAACAGCATGGAAAAGTCTTGTTGTAGAATTTGATGTTATTCCAGGATCCGAATTATCTATAGGGGCTCAATGTATATTTACTTTATTTAGAGATCCAACAGACGAAGAAGATACTTATCCTGATGACGCAGGGCTAATTACTTTTGGAATACATTATCAAATAAATAGCGATGGAAGCAGATCGGTAATGGCAAAATAAGAAAGGAGTAAAAATTGAGTAATTATAATAACACTGAGTTTTATACTATATGGCCATGCAAAAGTCACGCTATAACTTCACCGTATGGTCCTCGCGAACTAGGCGATGGTTTTCATGATGGCATAGATATTGCTCCGGAGAAGTTTAGAGTTGATGGTGATACTATTTTTGCAACACATGATTCAACTGCAGCTCTTGTAGATGTAAGCACAACTTACGGTAATCGCATTGTTTTAGACGATAAAAACTTAGATTACAGCACAGTTTATGGCCATTTAAGCAAGGTAATTATAAAAGAAGGACAATCTATCAAGTGCGGTGACATAATTGGCTATATGGGCAACACAGGAGCGTCAACAGGTACTCATTTGCATTATGAAATAAGAACAAAACGATATAAAGGCAATGAGTCAAATTACTGGAATTCACACGATGGAGAATTTTATTCTTCAGAAGATCCAATGCAATTTATTGTTGATATCGACTTAAGCGTAATTCCTATGTGGGGAAGAATGGCATGGGCATGGATGTACAAGGAAGGTTTGAACGATGGAATTGGTTTTTCTAATTCAACACTAGAGGGACAAATTGCTGTTTTTATGAAAAGATACTATGACAAATACACAAAAATCAAATATTGAGAGGAGTAATGAATAATGAAAGAAACATTAAGACCTGTAAGAATTTTAACGTCATTAGGAGCAGTACAAACAAGCGTAGAGGGAACTGATTTACTGGCAGCGTTTATGGCAGCCAATAAATTTAATCATACAAGCGCAATTTCATTTACTGCAAAATCAGATATTGAATTAACGATTAATGGAGATTATGCTTTTATGCCTAACGGCGCATCTTTTTCATGGGATAAAAATAGCCCTTGTTATTCTCTTGTTACAAATAATGACGATGAATTATTTTATTTTTGGTCCGAATTTTAGTATTGCTTTAATTTAAGAAAGCATATATACTAAAAGTACATTGTTTTTCTTCCTGCATATTTCTTCTTCTTAAAAAGAGTATCTTTAATTAGGTGCTCTTTTTATTTTGCTTATTGACTATGTATGCTTATGTGTGCTATTATTATGCACATAAAGGAGTTGATATCATGATAAGAAAACGCTTTGTAACAACATTAGACCCGAAAATTATTGATTTAGCAAAAAAAGAAGCAATAAAACGTGGATGGCCGGTTAATTTATTACTAGAAGAACTAATTAAAAACATTAAATCAAAGAAGGAGTAAATATTATGAAAGAACTTGTGGTACAGAAAAACAATGTAGCTTTTATGGGGCAAACAGGAATGATCAGAAAAACTAAAGATGGATATATTCAACGAATAGAACATAATGTTGAGTTGTCATATCGAGCAAGTCATTTTTGGAAACTAGAAACAAAAAAGAAAAATGCGAAAAATGATTGGGTTGTTGAAACTAGCTATAAATTAACAGCTGAAGGATATGAGTTTTTAAATAAGTTTGCCGGGCTAAAAATGTTAGTCGAGCCTACTTTCAATCTTAACGGCCAAGAATTTACTAATCCGGCTATAATATTAGATTCAACAAATCGTAAAGAAGCGGTGTATTACAAAATCACACTCTATGGTTATGGCCCTGACGGTACGCTCCATTTTTCACCAACTTTAATTCATTACAATGCAACAGATGAATTGATCAGCAGTATTATTTCAAAAATTAGTTATCAAAAAGAAGAAGAAAAAATGGGTCATATGTGTCCCAAAGATGCATTCCCTGAATTTAAAAAGAAATATCCCTATGCTATTTTTGTTCCAACAGACGAAATAGGAGATATGATTCTAGGTATTGCAGTTGATGTTACTCATCCGGATTTTTTAAAACTTAGAGGTGTGCATCAGGAAAAAATAAATAACCTTGAGAAGAAAATCCAAACTGTAGCTAAAAGAAATGCCTTCAGGAAACACCCTGCAACAGCAATTTACTCAGTTAATCCTGAAAGAAAATATAATACAAAAGGAGAATTTGTTGATTTAGTCCATTATGAAAAAATTGTACAGTGGGTTGACGTTGATGTCGAACGAGAAGAAGCAGAAATTGCAACTTATTTAAAAACTCAAATGGTTGAACCTGAAAAATTTAATCAAATTGATCCAGACCTTGAAGATTACCAAGAGAATACAACAGACGAAACTGTTGTAGAAATAAACGCTTTTGACGACGAAGAAATTATAGTTGATGACGCAGAAGAAATAAAATTACTTGTTGCATGGATAAAAAAAGGCTGCCAACGCATTGGAAGGAAGTTGCCGGAACTTGAATCACTTACAATTATACAATTAGAAGAAATTAAAGCTTCTATTGAGAAAGAAGAGGACAATGTATGATATTAGAACTTAAAAACTTTATGGGTTACACCGGAGAAATAGATTTAGAAGATTATACTATATGCTTTGGACCTAACGGTTCTGGAAAAAGTAGAGTACGTAAAGCGTTAGAATTTGTTTATACAGGATCCATTGGAAGCAAAAACCTTCCTGGAGCTATATTTTTAGAATATGCATCTTCAGATAGTTTTATGAAAGTTACTTTAACATTAGGCCCAACAACAATTACAAGAGGGATACGCTACGATCTTAAAAAAGGTTCATATTCCTCTGACGCTGAGTATATTGTTGGTAAACGTGCTATTGCTTCGGGGAAAAAAGAAGTTGATTTAAAATTAAAAGAAGAAAATGTGTTTGCTCCTATAGTATTTTCTTATAATGACTTATTGTTAATGAAATCAACTGACCGCAGAAAGTTCATCCTTGACATGGTAGGATTTAACGAACCAACAAAACAAGAAATAATCAATAAACTTATTGAAGCTGAAGCTTATAATGATGAATGCGACATTCCAAGTTCGCTTGATGCAGCTATTGATTATGCAGTAAAAGAACGCACATATTACGAAAGAGAAAAAAAGAAATTTAAAGGCGCTGTAGCTTCTCTAAATGAACTGAAATCGGAAATGCTTGGAAACACAAAAAATATTGGCAAGCTAGAGCAAGAAAAGCAAGAGGTAGTATTAGCGCTTCAGCAATGTGCTGTTGCTCTTGAAAAAGCAAATAACGCAATAGCAGCAGCAGAAAAGAAACAAAGTGCAATAGTTAGAAAAAAAGAAGAGTTAAAAGTTATTAAAGAGACTGACTACACAAATGAACTTTTTGAATTACAGAAAGATATGGAAGTAGTTCGAAAAGGAATAAAGAAAGTCCCATTAATTAAAGACTACGCTAAAGAATTTGAAGAAATAGATAAGCTCATTTCTGAAAATGAAGAAAAACAAGAAGTAGTTACAAAAGAACAAGTAAAATTAATGTCAGAAAGAAACAAAATAGAATATGAAATACAATCTATCAATTCACGCATTATCGAAATAAGCGAATTTGAAGGAACTTGTCCTGTGTTTGGATATAAATGTACCCAAGATGGATTAAAAGACGTTACAGAGATAAATACGAAGCTACAAGAGTATTCTAAGAGATTGGAAACAACGAACAAAAATGATTTTAGTTTTGATATTGAATCTCTTAAAGCCACAAAAAAAGAATTACTTGAAAAAAGACACCAGTTATATGACAAAAAAGTACAAAGCATAAATGAAGCAAATACAATTACTCTTGCTAATTCAATAATTGAAAAAGAATTAGGATTATGTAATTCTAAAATTGATATGATTGAAATGAAAGACGGAAACCGAATTAATGAAATCAATCGCATATTAAAAGAGATTGAAATATTAGAAAAAGAAGAAATTTCAGCATATGACCCAATAGAACTTACTGAAGGCATAATTGCAGCAAATGAGTTAAAACTTAATGATATTGATTTTAAACTAGAAGCATTAAAAGAAAAACAAAACACTGCAGCTCTTGCTATTGAAAGTTCAAAGAGATATGAAGAAATTGAAGCAACACATAAGTTATTTGACTCTATGTATAAATCGCTTAATGCTTTTAAAGTAGAAAAAATGAGTGAACGACTAGAGCCGGTAAAAAATGAAGTAGACAAAGTTCTTAAAATATTTGGTAAAAAAGCAGAGCTGTATTTTGAACTTGTCGATGAAAACGGAAAAGACCAATTGAATTTTGGATGGATGACTGAAAAAAGTAGGATAACTAATCTATCTGACGGTGAACAAATAATAATGTCAATCGGTATAATATCAGCATTGCAAGAAATTACCGGGGTAATAAACAAAACATTAATCATTGATGAACTTCTGTCTTTAGATGCTGAAAACGTTGAAATTATTATTAACTCCAAAGAACTACAAAAAATGTTTACATATATTTTCTTCTTATCTCCTTATGAATTAACTAGTAAAATATATGAGACATTAAATTTAAAAGAATTATAATTATTAAAAACAGCCTATAAATCATAGGTTGTTTTTTTATGCACAGATATAATAAATAATGTTGAAATATAAATATATATATGCTATAGTATAAAAGAAATATAAATAAAACAAGAAAAGGAGTAATTAAATGGACTTAGAAAAATTAAAAGAAAGTATTTTAGAAGAGCTTGACGAAATCAATGATCAAAAAGAAATAATTTTAGACCGATTGGAAGAAGTAAATATTAAAATTTCAGAGAGAAACAGAAAAGCACAGGAGAGAGAATATAAAAGGAGCGTATAATTTAAAAAACAAAGTTCTTGTAATGTACGACACTACAAATAATGAACAAGTTGTAGGTACATATGGAGCGATAGAATGGTTAGCAAGAAAAAGAGGTCTTACGTTTTCTGCAGTAGCCCAAGCGATTCAAAGGAAATCACTACTTGAAGGTAGATATATTGTTGAGTGGGTAGAAATTGACTCGGAAGAAAATTGATGCGCAATAGCACGATATTGAGAGAAAAGAAGGAGATTTTAAACATGAATGTACTAAGTTTATTTGATGGAATTAGTTGTGGTCAGTTGGCATTGGAAAGAGCAGGTATTCATGTTGATAACTATTATGCCAGCGAAATTGACGAAGTAGCAATTCAAGTAACGCAACACCACTATCCAGATACCATACAAATGGGAGATATAGAGAATTGGAGAGATTGGAATATCGACTGGAAAAGCATAGATTTATTAATAGGAGGCTCTCCATGTCAGGGGTTTTCAATAGCAGGTAAAAAGTTAAATTTTGATGATAAAAGAAGCAAATTGTTTTTAGTATATCTCGACATACTGAATCACTTGAAAGGCATTAATCCTAACATAAAATTTTTACTTGAAAATGTAAGAATGACAGATGATATAGCAGATAAAATAGATGAACTAATGGGTGTTAACAGAGCTTTTATTGACAGCAGAGATTTTACGGGTCATATAAGAAAACGGTACTACTGGACGAATATAACAATCCAACCTTGGGAGCGTAAAAGCTTAGTCATTGGTGATATCATAGACGACTTACCATATGATAAAGATTTACAATTTTTCCTTGATAGAACTGAATATGCTCCAACCACCAGCTTTGATGGCATTATCACTATTAATCCAAAAGATAATAATAGAAAACAAACTTGGCAAAGAGGAAGAGTATACGACGTGGCTGGTAATTGTCCTACTATTTGTGCAAGCTTATTTGACCTAAATATCACGAAAGACAACAAAACATACAGAAAACTAACTGTTAATGAATGCGAAATGCTCCAAGGAGTTCCAAGAGGATACACATCCATCGTTAGTAAAAATAATGCTGGGAAGCTATTAGGAAATGGATGGACTGTTGATGTTGTAGCACACATTTTAAAAGGTTTAAACACACAATAGTCATAAATTGCGAAGGGAGAAATAAAAAACAATGTTAAACAAACAGCAACAATTAGCAGTAGATAGTAAGTCAATGAAAAAATTAATAATTGCTTCTGCCGGTTCAGGTAAGTCAACTACTCTTGTGCAAATAATTAAAAAAGATACTGAAAGAATAAGTCCTGAAAATATGGTAGCGATTACTTTTACAAGGAACGCAGCGAACGAGTTAAAAGAAAAAGTTCATTCCGCAGGTGTTTCTGAACTAAATGCAGAAACAATTCATGGATTTTGTCTTAAAATATTAACTAAGTATATTCATGAAATCGAATGGGAAGATAATTTTGTTTTGTTTGACCAAGATGACAGGAATGATATTCTTAAATATATTAATGAAAGTCAGCAAATATTGCCAAAGACTATGACTTTAGAAAAAGGACTTAAAGACGATAAATATAAGACTAAAATTCTGAGGGCATATTATTCTCTTATGCAAGAATATAATGAAATTGACTTGAATATGATTATTGATTTGACGGTTATGTTATTAGAGAATCAAGATGTACTGGAAGAAGTTAAGAAGCAATATAAGGCTTTTTATATTGACGAATTTCAAGATACGTATGCAGCTCAATTGACAATATTAAAAGCTATTGATCCGGAATTACTTGTTGTAATTGGAGACCCTGACCAATCTATCTATGAGTGGAATGACGCAAAGCCTGAATACATAATTAATACTCAATATATATTCCCTGGAATGGAAATGTTTAAACTAGAAATCAATTATAGAAGTACCCATCAAATTGTGAACATGGCAGAAAGTCTAATAAAAAACAATATTAAAAGAATTGATAAAACAGCTAAAGCAACACGTGACGGAGTTCCGGTTGAGTTTAATTTAGACAATGAAACATTAAAAGACCAAATCAATATTATTGCAGAAAATCTAAGTGATCCATTTAAACACAATGCTATTATTTGTCGAAAGAACGGTACAGCTCTTGCTATAGCAGACCAATTACATGACATGGGGTATCCTGTCAATCTAGTTTTATCATCTGCTGATATTATGAAAAAAGAACATATAAAATCTTTGCTATATATTTCAAAAAGTATTGTTAATAGTAATGATGATTATTCGGTAATGAAATCAATTTGTTTTCTGCACGGAAAAGCATTAAATGAAATAATGCCATATTATGAACACGCAGGTCAAACAGGAATACCACTTTCCACGCATTTAAAGGCGTCAAATAAAGACTTTTATAGTTCTATCGATAAATTGTATCAACTCAACGATAAAGTGCTTATAACAGACGCATATGAAAGCATGAAAAGTATTTTTAGTGAGTTCAATATAATTTCACGATATTCAGATCAACACAGAGAAACACGCTTATCAGAATTGGAAGAATTCCGTAAAGAAGTTAAAAAATGGAGAAACGTACAATCTTTTAAGCGATTAGATACTTCTCTAGCTGCATTTATTCGTTGGGTAATGATAAGGGATATTCAAGATACTTTAAAGAAAGACACTGACGCTATAACAATTATGACAGTACATGGATCTAAAGGGCTTGAATTTCATAAAGTATTTATTCCTAATTTCTTTCAAAAAGAGTTTCCAATGACAAGAAGTGACAATATTGAAGAAGAAAGACGATTATTATATGTTGCAATAACAAGAGCTAAAGAAGAATTGATGATTACTTCTTGCAATACAAAAAAATTATTTAACGGATTTACTCAAGCAACCGAACCATCACAATTTTTAAAGGAGATATACAAAAGTGATAATAAAAGTAAAATTAAAAGAGCTACACAGTAGTATGTTATCTATGGGATATGATCGCAAAACACTAGCAAATAAATCTGGGTTAAGCTATATAACAATTAATACGGTAATAAATAATACTTCACCAATTAGAATAAAAACAGCTAATAAAATAGCAGCGGCATTAGAAATTAAAACAAGTGATTTGTTTGATGTTGAATGACAGATAAATTAAGGAGCTGAAAGGCTTCTTTTTTTATTATTGTAGTTATGGCAACAAATCACTAAGATTAAATAAACAGATTAATTAATATATTGCAATATGACTTAATATATGTTAATATGTTTATATTAAGATAGGAGGTGTAATTGATGGAAAAATTGTACACAATAAAAGAAGTGTCAAATTTGCTAAGCATGGCAGAAATAACGCTTAGACAATGGGTTCAGCATGAAAGAATCAAGAGCGTCAAAATTGGCTCAGCAAGGCGCATACCTGAATCAGAAGTAATGAGGCTCATGAAAGGAGAGAAATAATGGATTATTTATTAAATGAAATTAAAATGACATCAAGAGAATTAGCAGAAATAACAGGAAAACAACATCAACACATTATGAGAGACATTAGAAATGAAATTGAATCACTAGGAGAACAAATAGGTCAGTCCATATTTTGACAGTCCTCATATATTAAATCTCAAACATTAGTCACTACAAAGGGAATTGATTTTATAGCTAAATTATTAAACCACGAATAAGATATTACATGTGTTTATTATAGAATTTAAGCAGAGATAATTGAAAATTATTACAAAATGTATTTTATTGGTGATTATCTTAAAAAGGAGATGAATAAATTTTGAGCAAAATAAGTATAAAAAAGAAACAAAATAATTTTACTATTTTAGACAACACAGCATTAAAAGACAAGAGGTTATCATGGAAAGCAAAAGGGTTACTTGCTTATTTACTATATCTTCCTGATGATTGGCAAGTATATATAACTGAATTGTCAAAGAATGCTTCTGACGGATTAAGTAGCACTAGATCAGCAATTGAAGAATTAATGACAAATGGGTATATAACACGTGAAGAAATAAGAATAAATGGCAAGTTTTCTTATGATTATACCATATACGAAGCGCCTTTAAGTGATTTCACCGCGTGCGATTTACCGACACGGTTTAACCGACGCGGTTTAACCGACGCGGATAATCACACACTACTAAGTACTAATGTACTAAATACTAATAAACAAAATACTAATAAAGAATATATTATTGATGATGATTTTATTAATCAAGAAAAAGAAATTAATAAATCAACAAGTATAAATATATTTAACAATGAATCATTTGAAATATTAATTGTTAATGCCTTTGTATTAAAATTAAAAGAACTATATCCAAACATTAAAGAACCTAATGTAAATTCATGGGCAAAAGAAATTGATAAAATGATTCGCATTGACAAACGTTCTGAACAAGATATTAAAGATGTTTTGAATTTTGCTACAAATGATAGTTTTTGGCAATCAAACATATTATCAACCGCAAAGCTTCGTAAACACTTTGACAGATTGTATATTCAGATGAACCAAAAAAGAGGTGTAGGAAAGGTAGCTGATTTTTAATGGTTGAGAATGAAAAGGCCATATTCAAAGCATATATTCTTAAATTAATAACTTTTTATCCAACATGGAAGATAGATATTAACAATAGTATAGTCATGAAAACGTGGTTTGATATGTTTGAGGACATTACAGGAAAAGAATTTGCAGAAGCAGTGGACAATCACATAAAAAAAGAAATATACAATCCAACAGTAGCAAGCATACTAAAGTATGTAAAAAAAGAAGAAGTTCTTAAATTGCCACTTAGAAGAGTAGAGGAAAGGTTATGAATGCTCTTAGGAACTTAAAGGCAATGCCTTACTCCCCTATTAGTGTGGGAGATACAAAATTTATTCCAACAGGTATAAATGCTTCGGATAATATAACAAATGATTTGATGTCAAGAAATTTAACTGTAATAACCGGGCAAACAGAAGAAGGAAAGTCACTAATAATACACAGAATAGCTTTGAATGCAATTGACAAAGGATATAGAGTTTTAATTGTTGATGGAGAGCATAACCAAGATTTTTTGATCAACAAACTATATCAAATGGTTATTGGTGGAAACCCTGATTATTACGAATTTCAAAAATTTAATAAACACAGTATAAAAGAACCAAAAAAACATATTTTAGAAATGATAGAAGCTTGGCACGGAGATAAACTATGGTTGTTAAGCAAAAAGTTATTAAGTGATAATATTAAAAAGAATTACAAAACAATGCTTGAGTATGTAACAAAAATTGTAAGAGCAAATAATATTGATTTAGTTATATATGACAATATGATGTCTCTTGTAAGTACTTCAGCAGCTGAAAAGAACGAGGCACAATCCGAGTTCATAAAATCTGTAATTGATATGAACGAAGCATATAATGCTCATAGTATTGTTGTGACGCATATCAGAAAAGGACAGTATGAAAGAGGTGAAGATGTAAGTATTTATAATATTAATGGATCTTCGGACATACCAGGACTAGCAGATGTTATTTTTGTAGTAAGAAGAAATTTTAAAAAAGAATCTATTGAAGATCCTGATGGTTGGTTAAGCATAAGAAAATCTAGGAATAACAGTATTCATAAAGACATACCACTTGGATTTGATAAAGAGACCGGAAGTTTGTGTGAAATAAAAAATGGAGAAATAATTGTTAAGAGTTATGGATGGAAGAAAGAAGGTGAGCAAGTAAAGTGGACGTTAATACAGGACAAAGAGCCATTTTAAACGAAGTTGTACAAGGGGCCATTTATAATCCTGAAACATATTCAGGATTGTACGCAATTGCATTGGAAGAAAACGAACCAAGTGCAATGATTTCTGCATTAAAAGAGCAGTATATAAAAATAAGTACACCTAAACTATTAGATCTTCTTGAAATAATTGTTTTTTACTATCAATTTGCAACTGACGAACTATTAAAAAAATGGATAGACTTAACAAAAAGGTTTATTTTGGGCTTAGAAGATAAACCAGAGAAAAAAAAAGAGTTTGTTGCGTATTGGAAAAAAAGAACAGAAGAAGAATTAAGCCTTATTGGTGGTTATAGGACTCTTGATAGAGCTGCATTTGCGGTTGTGTGTATACAAGTAACTGATTATGTTAATGGATCATAGTAGAAAGAAGAAAGGAAAAACAATGGGAATAATAAAAATAAGTGATAATTATGCAATAGAAACAGGAGATAGATTAAATCTATGGCTATTAAAATTAGAGCTTCAACCGGACCTTGACACAAATGGAAAGATAATCAAAGTACCAAAAATTGAAAATGGAAACACTGTCAAAAACAAAACTGGTCAAGAAGTGATGATAAACAGCTATGTACAGCAGCGTCACGAATGGAATCGGATTGGATCATACGGAAATAGTTTTTCATCTTTGGTAAAAAGGTTGATACAACAAGAGATTAATTCTGTTGACGTTGAAACTATTAAAGAATTAGATGTATATATTCGAGGGCATATTGTATCTTTGAATTATGATAAAATGATTCGAAAAATTCAAGATGATATACAAATGCTTGAAAATAAAAACAAAGAACTAGTAAAGATTAATGAAAAACTTAATAACCAGCTGACAAAATACAAATTAAGGGGTGATATATGAGCAATGAAACAAAATTAAAACTTTTAGATGTATTCTTGGAAGCAATAGAAGACAAAGAATCATTAACTGTGCTCAACAAAGAAATAGGAGAACAATGTAGCAAGGCACAATTAAGAATTGACCAATTAAATTCTGCAATTGTAAACGTAAAAGAATTTCAAAAAAAAGTTAGCCAAAAAATTGAAAAAATCGAAGGAGAAATAAAATGAGTAAATTAATAGGAGCAAAAGTAATAATAAGAGGCGACAGAAGCGGTGTGTTTTTTGGGATATTGGAAAGTAAGGAAGGTAGAGAAGTTACTTTAACAAATTGTCGTAGACTCTGGCGTTGGGATGGTGCTAACTCAATTAGTGAACTTGCAAAATCAGGAACAAAAAAGGCAGAGGGATGTAAATTTACAGTAGTAGTTGACGAACTGGTAATATTAGACGCTATTGAAATTATTGCTTGTACAAATGAAGCGGTAAAGGCAATAGAAAGTGTGAAAGCATGGATGTATTAGAATTCGTAAAAGTAAGCGATGGCTCTGGCGATGGCTCTGGCTCTGGCGATGGCTCTGGCTCTGGCTCTGGCGATGGCTCTGGCTCTGGCTTTGGCTATGGCTCTGGCTATGGCTCTGGCTATGGCTATGGCTATGGCTATGGCGATGGCTCTGGCTATGGCTATGGCTCTGGCTCTGGCTATGGCTCTGGCGATGGCGATGGCGATGGCTCTGGCTATGGCGATGGCGATGGCTATGGCTATGGCTCTGGCGATGGCTCTGGCTCTGGCTATGGCTATGGCGATGGCGATGGCGATGGAATAAAAAGCATAAATGGAAAACATATTTACAAAATTGATGGAGTAAATACAATTATTGATAAAATAAAATTAAACGTAGCATTAGGGTCAACAGTAAATATAGACTTAACACTAACTCCTTGCTACATAATCAAGCATGGTAATTTGTTTGCGCATGGAGAAACAGTTGCAAAAGCAAGAGTAGCACTAATGAATAAAATTTATGACAACATGAGCGAAGAAGAACGTATTGAATATTTTATCAATGAGTTTGAAAAAGGTGTGAAATATCCAGCAATGAAATTTTTTGAATGGCACAATAAATTAACGGGTAGTTGTGAGTTTGGCAGAAAAGAATTTGCTAAAAATCACGAAATAGATTTAGAAAACGGAATATATGACGTAATGTATTTTATCGAATTATGTGAAAATGATTACGGTGGAGAAATTATAAAAAAACTTAGAATGTATTATAAAAAGGAGAAAAAATATGAGTGAATATGTATTAATATTAGACGATAAGGAATTAGTAAGAACATGTAACCTGATTGCATTATTTGGTGAAGGAACCGGACAAGTCAATGCAAAGCCAATAGGGGATATGCAAATCACAGAGAAAATTATTTTAAAACAATCTTATCTTGACACAGTAACAAAAATTCGTGCAGCCTATTCAGACTATTTGAGCCACATTATCCCTAATAACATTATGGTAGAAGTTGATGTTAATTGGGAACTTACAGACAAGACCACAGATAATAGCAAGTGGGCCATTAAAATTAAAAAAACAACCGCAGTTGAAAGATTGTTTACCGGCTACGAGTATAAACTACAAATGAAAGATTACTATATTCGTAAGTGGACTGATGCTCAATTTAACGCAGCTATTCTTAGCCAATTATTATTAATCAACAGTAATGATGCTTCTGTAAGAAACTACAGCGAAAGCTTTAATTCTAAAGTTATAAGTACATTCGGTGAAGGTTATTTGGATGAACATATTTCTATTCCAAACATATTAGAAACACATGTAACCTTGAAAGGGTTTCAAAAGGCAAACAAACAAGTAACATTAGAAGATGCAGGGCAACCGTCAAATGTTGTACAAATGAAGAAGGTAGATTAATGGCAAAAACACCAGGCAAGCAATTTGAAGAAGATTTTAAAAAAAGCGTTCCTTATGACGTATACTTTTACAGATTGAGAGATGGGACAGCAAGTTTTTATAAGTCAGAAGAAGAGATGAAAGCCGATAAAAATATAAGATTTCAAATGACAAATGATTACGATATTTTGCTTATATGTATGCCTGTAGTAATCATGGCAGAACTGAAGTCTTATAATAATTCAGCATATTCTTTAAGTGGACTAAGAAAAAATCAAATAAAAGGGCTGACATATGCTTCAAGTTTTGAAGGAATATCACCGGGCATAATATTCAATATCAGGAAAGTAGAAAAAACTTTTTTTGTCCATTGGAAGCATGTCGATTATTTTATGAAAACAGAAACACGCAAATCTATACCAAACCAATGGATCATAGATAACGGAATTGAAATTAGTCAATGGAAAAAAGTTAAAAACTATACGTATGACATAAGAAAGTTTTTCGATAAACTAAAAGGGTTTTAGGTGACATTATGGATTATATAACTCGGAAACAACAAAAATTAGCACATGCACTTATGAGAGACATAGGCCAACATATAGGTTATTTTTCTGAAGCAGTCAGTAGCGAAATGTTAAAAAAGCATTTTGAGGATGCCATGGATTATGACAGGCCTTTTAGTCTAAAAAAGACTGTATGCACTTATAGAGAATACGTAGCTTTTCATGACTTTTTAGTCAGTGTAGCTTTAGACGTAGGTGTCGATGCAGATTATCCTCTTGTTGTATACCAAGACATAGAAAGATATTGTGCAAAGTGTATTGAACTTGTTCAGTGCTGTGTAACTGGGGCAAAAGAAAATGTAGAAATTCATTTTGTTGACAAGCCAGTATATAATTCATATTCGTCATGGGAAGTAAACAGATATAGAAGAATGGCACTCAGGTCCGATCTCCATAAAGAAATAGAAACAATCGGACTTGAAGCCTTTCTTGAAAAATATCCAACATGCATTCCGGTAAAATGTTATTATAATCCGGATATAAAAGATAAATATTTAGAAAGGGATTAATCATGGCGTTTAATAGAATGTCGTTTTCAAGCGAACCAATACCATGTAGCGCAGAATGTAAAAATCGAAGTAGCACTTGTAAACTAATAAATTCTGATGATTATTGCGACAAATATACGGCTTGGAAAGAAAAAGTTGCTGCAAATAAATTGAAACACAGTAAAACTAATAATGAATACTTTGGTTATTTAAGAGGTAAATCAAATGTTGTACGATGACAACTTGTTGTTTAGCAAGACAAAGAAAAAGAAAAAAGCAGCGACAAATACTTATAAATTCAAAGAAGGAACAAAATGTTATTTTGCCGGATGCAATCTTCCAATCATTGCACACCATATTGTATTTAAAAGCTCATGCAATAAAGAAATAGTTGAACAAGAAGGATTGATGTTACCGGTATGCAATCACCCGCACCATTTGCAAAGTAAAGAATTATCTATTCATGGGAATTATGAAATAAATAGAGTGATCCAAGTAAAAGCACAGATGCAGTGGATGATAAGAGAAAATAAAACCGAAGATGATTTCCGGAAAATATTTGGAATGAATTTTATGATATACGAATTGCAAGCAAGAGAAAGTAGGTGGTGGAATGAAATAGTATTTAACATACAGAATAAACGCGTATAGCACCCATAGAAGTCATTTTTATCTAATTAATGACCAATCATACCAAATTAAACAAATATGCCTTAAAAGGAGCGATAAATGATGGAAGAAAAAGACTTAGGAATTTTGGAAGCAAAAGGAGCAAAAGCAAATATATCTGACCTAGTAATTTATGGTGACGGAGATACTTTTCAATTATTGTGTAAAGCATCTTCACAGGAACAAGGCTGGATGAAGTCAACGAAAGTATGCAATTGTATGAATGGATGTATCGTACAAGTAACTACTCAACAACGTAATCCGGATGGATCATACGCAGTAGCAGAAGCACTAACATATGTTCCTGGAATGTATATCAAAACAGATGTAGAGCCAAGGGTATTGCAACCAATAGCAGAATATGGGCTTTATGTAACAGAATAAAACAAGATTTTTATCACAAGCAGTAAAAATATTAATTAAACAGCTCAAGGAGCAGAAAACGGATATTGGCTACAAGAAATTAAGACGTTATACTTCGTAAAAGTACCCTTGTAACAGGTAGTGCTGACAAGTATTTTCACAAACTCCTTATAATTCAAAGGGTCATGTAAGTTTATGGCCCTTTTTTATTTTGTTTATCTTTGAGTTGCATAAATAAAACGTTTGGTGTATAATAAAGCATATTAAAAAAAAGGAGAAAACATGAAAGGACAATTAATAATTGGAGAAAATGAAGTTATAGATGATTTAGATTATCGTGTAAAAACTGCTATTAAAAGACTTAAAACATTTGAACCAAAAGATGGTTATTATTTAGCATTTAGTGGTGGCAAAGACAGTATCGTTATATATGCTCTTGCGCAAATGGCAGGTGTAAAATTTGATTCACACTATGCGATAACGACAGTTGACCCACCAGAGCTAACAAGATTTATAAAAAAATATTATCCGTCAGTAGAGCGCATAAGACCTGAAATAAATATGTGGGATCTGATAGTAAAAAAGAAAATGCCACCAACAAGAAGAGTAAGATATTGTTGCTCAACATTAAAAGAAGGAGGAGGTAACCAAAGAACAATAATAACTGGTGTAAGATGGGATGAAAGCTCGAGAAGAAAAAACACGAGAAAAGATGTTGAATACGATACTTATGGTTCGCAGTCGAAAGTAGCAAAAGAAAAAAGAGAAAGTTTTTATCTTTTAAATGACAATGACGAAAAAAGAAGAATGATAGAATCATGTGTAGTAAAAGGAAAACATATAATAAACCCAATCATTGACTGGACCGATTCCCATGTATGGCAATTTATAAAACAATACAACATTGCATACTGCGAATTATATGACCAAGGGCATAAACGATTAGGATGTCTTGGTTGCCAACTACAAGGCAAAAATATAGTAAATGATTTTTACATGTATCCATATGTATATGTTCAATACTTAAAAGCTTTTACTAGAATGATAAAAGCAAGAAACGATGAAGGATTAGTTACTGAATGGAATACAGCACATGATGTAATGCAATGGTGGATTACTATGACAGATAAAGAATATATTGATTTTACGGTAAAATTAAAAGAAATAATGATTCAAAACAATAAAAAAAGATATATAAAATATTTATATCAAGAAAGAGAGGAATAAAAATGGCATTAAAGGAAATTATTTCAAAAAACATTCGCATAGAAAGAAGATTTCAAGAATTATCTCAGGAAGAACTTTCGGAAAAAGTAGGAGTAAGTAAAGCGTCCGTAAATCAAGAAGAAAAAAAAGCAAGAGACATATCAGTTTCGATGCTTGAAAAGTATGCAAAAGCATTAGGTGTAACAGTAATTCAATTAATTCAAGAAAGAGAGGAACAATAAATGATATTAAGACATAAAGAATCAGGGCAAGTAATAGATACAGATGACAAAAAATACAAAGGTGGATATACAAAGGTATTTGATAATGAAAAAGGGAAAAGCTTTTACAAAATACCTGCTGAATTTAGTGAATTAAAAGATTTTGAATCTGTATATTCTAGTGATTTTAGAATTACAAACATGGTAGATCTTGAAATGATTGAAGAAATAAGGAAAAGAAATGATGAAGTCAATAGTTTAAAAGAAACATTGAAAAGTTTAAAAGAGATCATTCTTGAAATGAACAGAGAAATTGAATTAAAAGACAATAAGATAGCTGAAGAAAGAAAACGAAATGACCTTAAAATAAAATTAGCTGATGAATTTATAAGAAATGGCTTATACACCTGCAATCAAAGCGACAAACTATTCTTTTCAAGGTGCTTATCAGACATAGGAGCAAGTATAAAGATTGAACTTATACAGGAGGATAACAAGTGAAATGGTTAAAGTTCTACAATAAGTATTTAAGAAAATACGTTAACGCTAGTGAAAAAGAGTGTTACAAGTGCAGCATGTTTAAATTAGATTGCTGTATGGTGAAAAAAGAGCAATGGTTTTGGTGCATAGTACCTAATTGGATATGCGAAATAAGACTAAAGCAAATAATGGGCGATGAACTAATGAAATCAGATTATTTTGAAGATATGTTTGACGATGAACTAAACAAAGGAGTGTGATTTATGAGGTTAGCGAAGGAACTTATATTAATATTGTTTTTGCTAATAATAATTATTCTGTTAACAAAAATTATTTGTGACGGAAAAGAAGCTGAAATTATCCAAGAGACGTACATTGAGATAACGGTTGACGATAGCATTCAGAAGCAATATGAATTAGAGCACAGAGAGATATTAGATAAAACCTATCGAATTTCTCAACAAACGCCGATATTAGCGACTATTGCAACAGAAAGGATAGAATATACCAAAGAAGAATTAAATACACTAGAAATGTTAGTACAGCACGAAGCAGGTGCAGAAAGTTATAAGTGCAAACTATTAGTAGCGAGTGTAATTATAAACAGAGTAACAGATGATCGTTATCCTGATAACTTGAATGACGTAATATACGAAGCTCCTATATACAATGGAAAAAAAGTATATCAGTTTTCACCAACAATAGAAGGATTATATAAAGAACCGGATAACGAAACAAAACTTGCAGTAAAAAAAGCTTTAAGTAAAGATTACGCTGAGAAAGCATGGATGTTTAATAACAAAAGCATTACAGATTCAGAAAAGCAACAGTGGTTTGATCAATTTGAGATAGTCGCAGAAGTTGACGATGTGCAGTTTAGGAAATAAGTTCTCAATAACACAATAAAAGAATGTACTACGATTTTTTGATTTTCTCGTATTGCTGAATGGAATAAGTATCTGCTTAATGGTAAAAAAAATAAGAACTTATTTTAGAAAATTAAAAGGAGATTGCATGATTACTTTAGTTTATTATTTTACAAATGAAAATACTGGTGAAAAAATGATGGACATTTTTGAGAATTACGATGATGTAAATGAGTTTATTAAAATTCAAGGTCCAAAGATAGAAGTAGTTGAAATAAGTGATAGATAACGTAATTGTCACATATTGGGAAGAAAGGACAAACATATGACATGCGCTTTTGATTTTAAAAACGAAGAATGTATTATTATAAAAGGTAATAAGAAAAAGAATTGCATTAAATGTAAATCAAAATGTAACACGATACAAGACTTAAATGAAAGATATAAGCTATTAATATGGTCCAGTCAAGAAAAAGAAGAATTAAAAAAAGAAAAAGAAAAGTGTATGATAAATTTACTTGATCAACATGAAAGGAATAGATAATGAGCGTAGAGGTGTTTGTAATACTTTGTTTTTTAAGTGTTTTTTCAGTAACTGCAATATATTACTTAATTCCAAAGAAATTGCTTGATATAGCCGTTAAATCGTTTATGAAAGGGGATATAGATGAACAGGAGTGAATTAAGACGAATAAAGCATATGAACACAGAAGAATTGTCAAAAATGATAGAAACAATTCAGTATGATAGCTCTTTAGCCGGAGTTACAAAAGGTTTTGACTACGCAGTAGAATTAGTATATAGCGTAATGGCATTAACTTTAAAAGACGAACTTGGGTTTGGTCATAAAAGAGTAGAAAGAATATTAAAAATATGCGAAGAAAGATTCCAATGTATTGATGGTGGGAAAGCATCTTTAGAGGATTATAAGCAAGCAGTAAAAGACGAGCTGAATATAACTATAACAGCTACGAAGTAGGTGAATAGAAATGAAAGATATATACGATCCTAATTACTATTCAATACACGAAACAGTAGAAGAGTATATCGAAAGATATAACAGAGTAACAAAAGCAGAAAAGTATTATAGACATATATCTACCGTAGATTGTTGCGAAGAACACTGTCTGTCCGATAATGAAATGAAAAAACTAGCAAGATCAATAATAAAAAAATCAATCAAAACAAAAAAAGGATTTAATTGCCGCCACGAAGCAAAAATAAGAAAGACATCTCAAGTAAGAATAAAGAAATTTATAATAAAAGAACTAGAGGGAACCGGATACGAATTATATTCTATCCCAGGGAAAACGATTATAAATAAGAGGTGACTATGGATATTGAAGAAGCAATCGTATATGCACTAAGAAAGACAAAAGGAAAACCAAATTTCAAAGATAGGTCCAACTTTCTTGAGGAAATGGAAGTAGACCAAGATGACTTAATAAGAAAAGGAATTATAGATTGTAATTTATTTGCAAGCAGAGAATAAGGAGAAAACAATTGGAAAAAGCAAAAATATTTATATCTGGTGAAATAACAGGAGACAAAGACTACAAAAAGAAATTTAAAGCAGTGCAAAAAGAATTAAAACAGGAAGGCTATATGATAAACCCTAAACAGGTAATGAGAAAAGAATACAATATTTGGCTAGGCGAAATGAAGAGTGAGTTAATGAAAATAAATGAAGAAAGTTAGTGCAATAGCACGAAATTGAGAAAGGAAAATATAATGAATGTATTAAGTTTATTCGATGGTATGAGTTGTGGACGAATAGCGTTAGAAAGAGCCGGTATTAAAATTGACAAATACTATTCAAGCGAAATAAAACCTCATGCTATCACATGTACACAACATAATTACCCAGATACTATACAGCTAGGCGATGTTACAAAATGGAAAAATTGGACTATTGATTTTAGCAGTATTGATATGGTGATTGGAGGTAGCCCTTGCCAAGATTTTAGTCAAGCAAACAAAGACAAAAAAGGCCTTGAAGGTGATAAATCTAGATTGTTTTTCATTTACAGGGATATAGTTAATTTTATAAATCCTAAATATTTTTTACTTGAAAACGTAGCAATGGAGACTAATTCTTACGCTTATATAACTAACCAACTAAATGTTCAACCTATAGCAATTAATAGTGATTTAGTATCAGCGCAATCAAGGCCAAGACTATATTGGACAAATATTTATACACGACTTGATTTATTAGGAATGATGTTTGTTGATATACCACAACCAAAAGATAAAAAAATAAAATTGCAATCAATACTTGCTAGTGGATATGTAATTAACAAAAAAGCTAGGACGTTGCTAGAAAGTGATAGTAGGCCGTTAGTAACACCACTAAAAATATTTCACAGATGGTATTCTTCAGGATTTACAAATATTGTTTTTAATGATAAGCAACATTATTTGAACTGCAAAGCAGATTATGATAAAAATTACAAAGGAATGAGCGCAGAGCAAATAGACAAAACTAATTACGATCGTAACATTTATAAAGGCGTTAGATACTTAACTCAAATAGAATCAGAACGCTGTCAAACTGTACCAGAAGGATATACAAGTTGTCTGTCCGTAAATGAAGCTAAAAGTCTACTAGGCGATGGGTGGACAGTTGATGTATTAGCACACATATTTGCATACATTAATTCATAATCGTCACATATTGCGAAAGGAAAAGAAATATGAACAGATTTATAATATGGTACATGAAAAGAAAGTTAAATAAATTAAGAAAAATGCAAGATACGCCGTATATTTTTATAAGCGGAACTGGAAAGCGTAAATACCTTATTACGTTGCCACACATACTATTTAAGGTATAGCGAAAGGTGGTTATAGCATGAATGAGTTAATTAAAGTAACAATCAATGAAAAACAAGAACAATTAGTATCAGCAAGAGAGTTGCACGAATACTTAGGCGTTGGAACACATTTTAAAGATTGGTTCCCTAGAATGTGTGAATATGGATTTATTGAAGGTCAAGACTTCTGCTCAAATTTGAGCGAAAGTACAGGTGGACGTCCTAGCGTTGAATATCAAGTAACAATTGAAATGGCAAAGCAAATATGTATGTTGCAACGAAATGAAAAGGGACAAGAAGCAAGAAAGTATTTTATCGAACTTGAAAAAGCATGGAACAATCCTGAAATGGTATTTGCTAGAAGCTTACAGTTTGCCAATCAGAAAATGATCGAGTATAAAAATAAGCTAGAATTAATGCAACCTATGGTAGCAGCTTATGAGGATTTATTATCAACTAAAAACAATCATACTATGAACGAAGTTGCAAAGATTGTCGGCGTAGGCCGGAATAGATTGTTTGATAAATTAAGAGAAAATAAAATTCTTATGAAAAGCAATTTACCTTATGAATCATATATAGAGCGTGAATATTTTACAGTCAGAGAAGTAGTTATACATCATTCAGACTATGATGACGTTAAACGTCAAACACTTGTTACAACAAAAGGCGTTGATTGGATAAATAAAAAACTAAAAGAATGGTAAAAAAAGAACTAGGATAATCCCTAGTTCTTTTTCATGTAAATTTTTTTGTAAAGGAGCAAGGCCCAAACAATAAAATTCTTTAATCCCATATTTGTTTTAACATGATCTAGAATGGGACCGTATTTATATATGCTACCTTTGCCTAAATAAACAGGTGTTATTTTGCATTCATCTTCTCGATTTAGTCTAGGCATAGGATTCACCGTCATTTAAAATATCAAACACTTTATCTCTAAACTCCTTATATGTTATCTTTTCACCTAGCGCAGACATAAAATCATTATCTACGTCAAAAGTATAAAACCAAGGCAAAGTCTTTTCAAAAAAAGGATCTCCTGTTGCCATGCGTGCAACGATACTATTAAACTCCTTATGTACATCTCGTAGCAAGCACGATAAAGCCATTTCAAATACCTTGTCGTCTATTCCTTCACCATCGCAATAAAACTTCGCTATTTGAGTCATTGTTGCGTTTACGTCCCATTTTTCATACGCTATTACATCAGATAGTTTTACTTTTAAATTATTCATGTTATCCCTTTCTTGTGCTTAAATTGTCTAAGCTACATTTTAATTCATTAGCAATGTTTTCTAAGTCATCTAAACTTATGCGCCCGGATGATAGCTGAGCCGAAAAGTTATTCGGTAGTTTACCGAGTGCCACAGCTAAGGCAGACTGAGTCATGCCTAAATCAGCTAATCTTACTTTTATATAGTGCTTGTTGATCATGTTGTCACCTCCTTTAATACTCTTATTATTTTTTTAAATATTTGAAATTGATGCGCCTATAGCTTTTAAAAATTTAAGTAGCGTGTCTTTATTTAAATATAATGGCGTCACATCTTTATCAGGTATTCCAAAATAAAAATTAATAAAATTATTGTCATCATCTAATACGATTGTCATATCGTAGTCTTCCATGTATGCTACTGTCATCTTATCTCCTTAGTTTAAAGCCCTTCGGCTATTAATTAAAACCACCTAGGGGAGTTGCACCCCTAGTTCTCTAAGTGGTTAACTAACCTTGTAATCACATTGTACACCTATTAAATATGTTTGACAATACTATTTATATAAATATTTATACACAGAGTATAATAATTAATATAAAAACCACCAATTCCCTCTATAGCCACAGCAGTGGCTAAATAAAAACAAAATAAATACTTAAAATAATAAAAAATACTCTATTAACATATACATGTCTATCCAATAAACAAACAACAACAACATAACTATAAATAAAAAACCACCACAAACAACTAAACAAAAAATCAAACAATAAAACAACCAAAACTAATAATAAAAACAATCAATCCAGCCTTTACAAAAGCAAATTGTACCATAGCGACAAAGAAAAAAGAGACAAATACAAAACTTGCTGATTGTGCCTAGGGTAGCTAAACAGGCGCGCAGAGAGGGATTGAGGGAAAGAGAATGCAAAAAAGTGATAGGATGTGTTATAATAAAGAAAAGAAAAGAAACGAGGTGAAAAGAAATGGCAGAGACAAAGAAATGGAACCCATCAAAAGAGCAGATAGGCCTAGCAGACAGGCTGATAGATGTAGATGAAACAAAGTCCGTCAGCGATATTATAAAGGAATTGAAGATTGCAAGATCTACGTATTACCTATGGAGAAACGACCCAAATTTTGCAAACTATTTAATGATACGATCTCGTCAAGCCTTTAAGGACGCGGAAGCAGACGTCAACAGAAGTTTTTTGAATAAGGCTAAGAACGGAAGTTACTCGCATCAAAAGCTCTACTACGAAATGGTTGACAGATATCAGGCAAAAGTACAACTTAATATTGTCAACGACGAGATCAAAAAAATGACAAATGAAGAGCTTGCAGCACTGGCAAATTTACCCGATGCAGATTAAAAGTGTCAAAAAACACGGGGTTTTACTTTAAAAACGATAAAAATACGGCAAAAATGAAAGTCTAACGTATATAAAAGTAACTATAATCAGCAGGGCAGCATAAAAAACCCAAAGCAAAACTGATAAAATGATTAAAAACACTTAAAATCACGCTATTATAAAAAAACACTATTTTCGGGAACTATTGATTTTACAGGGTTTAGTGAGGGTTCTCCACCGTACGGATAAAACAAAAAGAGGAAAAGAGGTGAAAACAAGTGATATTAATCTGCTGTTTAATAGTAATTATCGTAGCAATTTACATTATAAAGTATTTTTTGTGGCTGAAAGGAATAGAGCGGTTTTATTTGTTAATTGCAATAGGACTTGTAGTAGCGTCATATTTGCTATACATATAAGTATCAAGGTATAATAAAAATGGCTGTAATCGCATTATACGCAGTCAAAAAGTAGGTGATTAAATGGATTATGCGTTAAAACCGGTAAAAGCAGACGCAAAAAGAGAATTGGCCAGAAGAGAGTTAGAGCGTAGAAAAATAAGAGATGATGACTTTTATTTTGTCGAAAACTACGTTTGGATAGAAAATAAAGAAGATACTGAAACAACAAATAAAGTACTATTTAAATTATGGGAAGAACAAAAGCAAGCATGGAGAGACATCACCACACATGATCGTTGTATCGTCCCAAAAGCAAGGCAAATTGGGATAACATGGTTAGGACTAACAAGGGCTATAAAATGGATGTTAGAGATAGCCGGATTTAAAACAATTATATTATCGCAAACGGATGAGTACGCAAAGGATGCAATATTGAGAGTAGATTTTATTTTAGATAATCTACCTAAATGGTTTTGCCAACGCAAGAGCATGGATAATCTGTACGTAAAAGATATTTGGTTGTTTGAATATACTTCAAGGCATATTATATTGTGGCATCCAATAGACGAGACTAAAGATATGAGAGAGTTTGCAGAGATAACAGCAAGGCCATCAACCAAAAGTTCTGCGAGATCATTAACCTGTGATTTTCTAATATTTGACGAGTGGGCGTATCATGACGCAGCTAAACTTGTATTTGCAGCTGCATATCCTACGATTAACCGTGTAGGTGGAGGTAAATTTTTGGGCATCAGTACAAATCAACGAGGCAGTTACTTCGAAGAGGTTGTATTGGATAGAGTGTCAATGGGATTTCACCTTATTTTTATATCTGTGTGGGCAGACCCTAAACGAGATAATGATTGGTATCAACAGACCAAACAGACAATGCCTGACACGTGGATGCAAGAGTATCCAGAAACATTGGAGCAGGCGATGAGCGCAGGTAAAAGAACAGCACTACCAGAGTTTAGCAGATCAGTACATGTGTGTGAGACATTTACACCGCCGGAGCATTGGCCACGATGGATGGGCGCAGATAACGGATACAACGATCCGTTTTGTTGGTATAAATTTGCAATTAATGAGGATGGAATTGTCTTTATCTATTATGAGTTTACACGTAAAAAAAACGATGCAACAACAGTGTTAGGATATTCTGATCAGGCAGCTAAAGTATGGGCAGACAGCACGTGGGAAGAATACGATGAATACGAGGGTTGTGACGTAGATAGGCATGATAAGATACAATACATAGCAATAGGTTTGGATGCATGGTCGACTCATCACAGGGACCAATCAGGTAAGTGTTTAATTAATTACTATGTAGACGGAGGATTAAAGTATCCTTTTGTAAAACCACTGACAGATCGCAAATTGAGACTTGCAACATGGCATCACTATTTAAAACCTTATAGTATAGAGATAACAGACGAGCACGGCAATAAAAAAATAGTACAAACTGCCAAATTGCAAATCATGGACTGCTGCACAGAGTTGATCAGGACATTGCCGCTTTTAGTAAAAGATAAAAATAACAATGAAGTTGTTGAGGACGACAGTACAATAGATAACTGTTATGATGGTGCAGGATATGGATTAATAACACATCACAGACGCAATTCATCTCCACCAAAAGCGGAAGAATCAAGAGGTAGCGAATTTAAACAGAAACTAATAAAACAAACATCACGAAAGAGAGGTATCCTTAATTGATTACAAGAAAAACACAGCTATTTGCTAAGAGGTTAAAACAAAAAACATTGTGCCATTACAATTACAAATGTAAGTCGAGAGCAGATGTAGTATTTTCTCAAAAAGAACAAGGAAGATTCCCGAGCGACATAGGGCTATGCGAGACGCACGCCAGGGAATTGTTAGAATCGTTAATGAAGCTGTATGGTAAGAAAGCCGTATCAGTCTCCGAGGAAGAGTTGATCAATGCAGTAGAAACAATAAGGGCTGCAAATAAACGGATTGATAAATTAGAGTATGTAATCAATGCAGTGTTGGATAGCAAATATGACCAAAACAGACACCTGAGTATGAAGGTAACAGAAGGACTTTTAGCTGAAGAAGGTCTTGCCTGGAATGAAAGACCTAACATTAAAGAATCATTAAAAATGTATCTCGAGTATCAAAAGCCCGAAAAGTTAAAAATGAGAGAGCAAGCCGAAATAGACATAGACAACGAAACAGCTACAATAGATCTTGTTGCGTTAGGAATAGACACGGATTTCGATTTAGATACGTTGCTTGCCGAGGCAGAAAAGGCAGAGGGCAAAGAAGAAACAACATATACTGAAGAAGAAGGAGAATAATAAATATGATTAATCTAGCAACAAGCTTGATATGTGCGCTTTTGTTTATTATAATTGTGTTAGTAATTGTTTTATTGATTGTAGTATCTCAAATTAGTAAGATACAGAAAAGCAACCGGGAAGAAAAGACAGAATTAAAAGCCGAAAACAAAGATTTATTAAATAGACTTTTAGCAAAAAATACGCAAGAGTATAAGTCGCTATCTAATATAACAGACAAACCAATTAGACCGCAAGTTGAAACGCTTGAAGAGCAATTAATACGTACCGGAGCAATGCTGCCGAACGGACGAAACCCATATCCTAATGAATTGTAGGTGATAAAATGGACCCAAAACAGTATGGTAATAACTATAACCCCATGATGGATTCTATGGCCAACGATTTGTATCGGATGGTGGCGGTCCCAGACGCGTTCGAAGCAGACATCAGGCTACGAAATGAATATGCAGATAAAGCAAAAGACATCATGAAAGCAAGGCCATCTAAGAGAGTACCTGTGTCACCACAAGAACTAGTTGGGTGGATCAAGAACGAAGCAGATAGACGAAGAACCGAAAGGTTATACTTTGAGCTTCAATGGATGCTCAATTTGGCTTTTGTCGAAGGTCAACAGTACATGTACATCAATAACTACATCAATACCCTCTTTACAATGCCTAGTAAGTACGATTGGCAACAGAGAGATGTATATAATCAGATAGCTCCAATTTACGAGACTACAATGGCAAAATACGGACGTATAGACCCCACTTTCTTGTCTAAGCCGCAGAGTGACGATTCAAAAGATATTAACTCGTCAGAGGTGAGTTTAGAAGTTTTACGATATTGGAGGGAGTCAGAAGAGTATGAAGCAAGGCAGATGGAAGCGAATTCGTGGTCAGCCTTGACAGGTACTGTTATCTGGAAAACTATTTGGGACAAGACTAAAGGCAAAAAGATTGCTGTTGTCAAAAAGACCGATAAATTTGGAAATGAATTTGACGAAATAATTAGAGAAGGTGCAATTGCTAATGTGGTTTGCCCGCCCTTCGAAATATTACCGGATAGCTCATATAATTATCGCATGGATGATTGTCGTGATATAATACATGCTAGGCCAATTAGCGTAGATGACTTGTATGATGTATACGGTGTAGATGTCTCAGGACGATCACTTAATGTTTTCAGTTTTGACAAAGACTTTCAGACAGCGCAAGCCACGAACCCTTATTCAAATTCAGCAGGATTCAGTACAGACAGAAAAAGAAAAGATGATGTTGTTATGCTGTATGAGTATTACGCTAATCCTAGTCAGTTTTACCCTGACGGAAGATTAGTCATAGCTTGCGACAATCACATACAGCCCTTGTATGAAGGACCTTTGCCTTTCATTAATTCTGAATATGGAGAGCGCAGAATACCCTTTGACATACAAAAAGATATTCCAAGAGCCGGCTATTTTTGGGGGACATGCAGACTAGATAGAGCAATACCTATCCAGAGACGATATAATGCAATAAAAAACAGGATAGCTGAGTTTATGAATCGGACAGCGATTGGCGTGTGGGCCATACCAGCAAACTCGGACCAGTTAGAAGATTTTGAAGAGTACGGAATAGGACCCGGTAAAATACTAACATTCACAGACAGCAATAATATGCCAAAGCAAGTCAATAGTGCTCAACTACCAAACACGTTTGAAAACGAAGCACAATCCTCCTTATCAGACTTATCAAGGGTAACAGGAGTATCGGAATTATCAAAAGACAGTACCGCAGCAAATGGAGTAACGTCAGGACGTGGACTTCTAGTGCTACAAGAACAGGACGAAACAAGGATGTCATTAACAGCTAAATCAGTTGCACAGTGCCAATTAAGAGTAGCAAAGAAAGTCCTTTACGGATTTAAACAATTTGCATCTTTTGAGCGAATGATATCAATTGAAGGTATCGGAAATGCTCAAAAGGTGATACGATGGAAGGGTGATGACTTATCTCCGGAAAGTATTTACATAAAGAATGTCAGCGCACTATCAGAAACACTTGCACAGAAACGTGGGTTTATAATGGACCTAATCCAAATGGGAGCGTTTAAGGGACCGGACGGAAACGTAGATACAGAGCGTATTATCACCTTAACAGAAGCCGGAGAAACAGACGTAGATCAAGCTCCTGAGGACCGACAAAAGAAACGGTCTAAAGAAGAGAACGCGTTTATTGCGATGAAAGCATATGATAAAGTAACGATTGATGAGTGGGAACTACACGAGATAGCGTATAAGTATCACTTAGAATTCATGTTATCATCCGAATATCGCAGTTTAGACGATGAGATCAAAAGGGCTTTTAATATACATCTCTTATCTCATAGACAAATATTAGAGCAAAGAGCAATGTCACAAATGCAAGCACAAGGAAGGAGTAATGAAGATGAACCAAAACAAGCTTAGAATGAATTTACAACTTTTTGCAGAGGGGGATATTCCTCCGCAACAAGTACAAGCACCGCAACAAGCTCAACCTGATAACCAAGTATTGAATATACTATCAGGCCTAAGACAAGAAGTTAATGGTATGAACCAAAGACTTAATACACCTGCTCCTAAATCAGCCGAACAGGTTCAAGCAGACAGAGAAAGATTGCTTGAAGAATTTAATTCCAACCCTGACGCTGTGTTAAATAGGATTCAACAAGCAGCAGAGACAAGAGCAGTTCAAAAGGCCGAAAGCTCTTTCAAACCTGTTATGGACCAAATGCAAACACAAATGCAAGCGATCCAATGGTCAGATGCAACAAGACGTTTTATAGGGAGCAACCCATCGGCGGCAGCATACAGTGATGCGATGAGTAATATACTTAAAACAAACCCTATATTAGCGGAAGTTGCAAAAAAATCACCGGACCAAGCACTGAAACTGGCACATAGTCAAGCCGTATCAGAAGCATTAGCACCAAATGGGGATGTCATGGCAGGTATAACAGGAAATGAAGCTTTAAAAAATCAGATTTTAAGCAATCCTGATATTAAACAAGCTATCATTAATGAATACATTGCAAGCCTTAATGGCGGGGCGCAAGGAGTTCCTCCAATCATGGGAAATGGAACAGCAACACCGGGTATTGCTCCTACTCAAGCAAATCAACCGCATACAATGCAAGACGCAAGAAAATCAGCCGAAGCGCGAATAGCAGCACATCAACAAAATCAAATGCAATAAAAAATCCGACATACACGAAAGGAAGTGTAATATATGGCTATATCAGTAGCATTAGCAAATGAAGTATTACAACATGATTATTTACCAGGTTTCCAAACTCAAATCAACGATAACATGTCTTATTTTTACAAATTGATCGAAAAGAAACAACAAACTACATCAGGAGTCGATTTTGTGTGGTTAGCACGTTTTGGCCGTTCAGGTGGTAAAGGTTCTGTTGCGGAAGACGCATCATTGCCCGCAGCAATTTCAAGAGGTAGAAAACAAATCATTGCAGCTCCTAAGAATTTTTACGGAAGAATGCAGATATCTGATCGTTTGATGAAAGCATCTTCAGGTGCAGCAAGCTTTTTAGACGAGTTAACGCAACAAATGGAAGAGTTAATGTTGGACTGTAAGGACGACTTAAACCGTCAAATTTTTGGTGATGGTAGTGGTCTTATTACTACAATAGCAGCTGCAACAGGCCCATTAACAACTATCACTGTAGGAGATGCAACATTCCTCAACCCAGGTATTGTTATTAACATAAAAGACCTTGCTTATGCGGATAAATATGCATCTGTACAAGTTGTAGATGTAAATAAAGTTACTAACGTTGTAACCTTAGCATCAGCAGTAACAGTACTTACAACTGACCTTATTTACCAAGCAGGATGTTACAACAATGAGATTACCGGTCTTGCTAAGATAATGACACCAGGTAATACTCTTTATAACATTGACCGTTCAACAAATTCATGGTTTAATGCCAACGGAGCAACGCTTGGTGGATCAGCTGACTTGGATGATAACTACATGATGTACCCATTCCAACAAATTGATAAAGAAACAGGCGAAAAACCTGACATTATCATAGCAGGGTATTCAGCGTACAGAAACCTTGTAGACTTCTTGTCAACTTTCCAACGTTATACAGAAACCGTTACTAAGTATGACGCAGGACATACAGCACTTCATTACAATGGAGTTCCAGTAGAGCAAGATAAGTACCAACAAGATACTACAATGGACTTTTTGACCACTAAGTATTTCCAATTAATGCATATCGGCGAAAACTTCGCTTGGATGGATGCAGATGGCACTATACTATCAAGAGTTCCAGACAAAGCAGCATATGAAGCTACTTTAGCAATGTATGCAGAACTTTGTATTAAATATCCTAAAGCGCAATACAGATACACAGATATTCAAAAAACTTCATTTACTCCTCTTTAGGATATATTGTAGGAACTTACTCATAAGGGTGGTGGTCATGTGCCACTTCCCTTTTTTTAATGAAAGGATAGATATAATGGATAGAAGAGCATGTGAATTACTAGAAAAAAAAGGACTTAAAGTAATATATTCCGATACTCAGGACATCGGGAAAAGAATTAATGCATATGATAAGGACCTGATACTTACTTATAACCCAAAACAAAATGAATACCAAGTGTATGACGTTCAAAATTACCCTATAGTCATGATTGCAACATTTGCTAGTGTATTAGATGCAAGACTAATAGAACGTGTTAAAAGAGCAGATAATCGCACGTCATACGGTATTAGAGCAAAGGTAGACGAAGTGAGAAATGAACAGATGAAAAAAGAAGCTGATGAAAAGAAATCTGCTTACGAAATTGCACAGGCAATGAAAAAAGAACTTAAAGGTGCAGATAAAGGACTAAAACATTTTATATAAAGGTGGTGAATTAAAGTGACTAATAAACAAATTATGGATGATGCTTTACTCCACGCAGGCATATCAGGATACAATACGGATGACCCAACAGTAGTTGGATATATTAATAGAGCAGTTGAAATAATCTCTATTAAGTATAACGAAGTAGGAAAAAAGAAAACAGTAACATATGTCATTGACGCATCTAATGTTAGTACATGGCTAGACCTTCCAAGTGACTTTTTGGCAGAAAGAAGAACGTATACAGATTACGAAAACTCTACTTTGCAATACGCTGACAAAGCCCCCAATGAATATCTAATAGAGAATGAACAGATCAGGTATGACAACCAAGGAATTTACACGATTGAATACGTAGCTATACCAGATGAAGTTGTTAATATATCTCAGACTCCAAGTATAAATAAACTTTATCATGCCGGCATTAGTTATTATGTAGCAGCTAGAATTAAAGCTGAAGTGTTTGGAGACGAAGAAGGAGAAAAGCAATATTTGCTTGCTCAGTTTGAAAAGTATATAGACGAAGTATTTGGTAGGCTCAACAGACGGAAACGAAGAAGAAGCGTAAAAGCTCCACAATGGGGGTAGGCTATGGCAAAAACAAGAGAAAGTAGTATTACTTATAAAAATTACTCAGGTGGTTACAATGACACTGTAGCTCCTTACAACATAAAACCTAATGAGTTACGAAAAATTGAAAACTGTAACATTCAAAAAACCGTCAGTGGATTGCCCCTTAGACAAGGAACAGAGAAGATCAACGAAGATTCTCTCGATGGCAATATTACTAGACGGATTGAGTACTTTTTAAGGCTAATCAGTAGAAAGGTAATAGTTCTAGACAAAGGAGTTTACTTTGACGAAGGAGCAACACATATAATAGATGTAGATATAGACCGTCCTCACTTTATTCAAAACCAAGACGTGTTATATATTTCGGACAATACAGACATTTACGAGTATGGCCAAAAAGATTACTTTAGTAATATAGGGACCGTTACGATTGCTTCGGGAGATATTGTTCAAATAGCAATGGATCATAGTGTTGTTTTGCTTCGAGGTAATTTCTATAAAGCCAAAAGTGCACTCGGAAGTATTAATCTATCAACTACAGATTATACAATTACTGCTAACTGGGATAATGTGACGGATATAAAGCACGTAATAAGCAACGTATCTCGCTCTATAAAGGCTTTTAATCCGTCAAAGGTAGAAACATTCACCCTGACAATAACAAACCCCTGTACGCTATCAGGAACGCTTGAAATAACTGTAGACGGAAACATGACTAGCATATCGGTGACAACAGGAGATACAATTTCTCAAGTCGCTACAAAAGTTAATGCAGGTACTTACGTAAACTACACAACAACAGTGAATCAAAACGTAGTGACGTTTACAGCTGCAAGCGCAGGATTCAGAGAAAACCCAATATTTCAACCGTATGCAACCGGTATTGGTGGATTTGCAGACATATTAATAAATGGTGTAGACGATGATAATATTATTGCCGAAGTTAGAAAATGCAATAGGATTATATTACATAGTAAATCATTGCGATATGTTGCATCAGGTAATCCGGATAGCCCTACATCAATTTATTTTAGTGAGCCTGGTCAAATAACTTATTGGAAAGATTCAAATATTCTTGTACCTACTGCAAGTGATGGAGCCATAACAGCAATGTTTAATATTGCAAACTCAGTTATTGTATCGTGTAATCGTACATGGTGGGAGTATTCAGGGTTAGATCCTGAAACAGACGGTACGTGGAAGCAATTACCAATTCCTTATGGATGTGAAAGTGAATGGACCATTAAAATATTGTCATCTTACAACTTTATATATTTAGCAAAAGACGGTATACAAATAGTATCAGCCAATATTCTTAACCAAGAAGGTGTGCCGACGCAAAACACGGATGCTTTAGTCAATGTTACTAGCGGTAAAGTAGATAATACTATCTCTAGCATAACGGATAAAACTAAATGTGTAGCAGAGTTTAAAGACGATGTGTACTATTTAGCTTACAATGACGATGTTGATATTATTGAAAACAATAAAGTGTTGTGTTACTTTACTGACTTTGGTTCATTTACAAAGTATACCGGATGGCTAATAAATGATTTTTTACTTAACTCAGATGGAAACATAGAGATTGCGTCAAGAAACTATAGTCTTTCTACTGAATCAGACACATTTTTAGATATTGATGTTGATACAGGAGAGACAAAAGACATTGTCATGGATATTGAATCAGCAGAATTAACATTTGATTTAATTGAAAATCCTAAGTTTTTTGACAAAGCGTTCGTTCATTTTGTTCAGACGGACGATGATGAAACTTCACTTGTTGATATTGATGTAAAAATAGGCAGTGGATCACAATCATTTAAAGACGTAGATACTGCACCAAGTCTTATATGGGGTAAAAACTGGGGTAGTTTATGGGGATTTGAACCATTGTTTTTTTATTTTGCTTATTTAAGAAGAAAAGGTGTTTGGATAAAATATAGAATTACATCAACAACAGGTGGTTCACCTATAGAATTTTACGGAGTAACTTTTACTTATCAGGCATTAAGAAAACATACGAATTCGTTCTTAGGAACGCCAATTTAGAAAGGATGTGGAATTATGATTGGAAGAACTTTTACAGGTACACCAGGACAACCATCAACATCAACCGGTGGTCCTAATGAAATAAAAGCAGATATTGACGCATTAATGAAAGCAGTAAATGAATCGCTTGCGTTATTAGGTATTGTTCTTGCAGTAGACGGAACTCCAGATGATACGGACAAATTATTTTATTTAATATCAGAATTAGAATCTATTGTTGACGGATCAAGCGGAGCGGATAAAATAGGAGCTACTCCTTTAAGTGGAGGAACTGCCAATACAATTCAGGGCATATTAGAAGAACTGAAATCAATTGATACTTCTACAAACGTAAAACTCACAGGTAATCAAACAATTGCCGGTATCAAAAATTATTTAAGTAGTATTGTATCAGTCACACCCACAGCTTCAAACCATTTGGCAACAAAAGGGTATATAGATAATGCACTTGTAAACATTTCTGTAGGTACATTCCCTGAAGGTTCTGTTACAGACGTATATTTAAGTAATGAAGCAGGTGCTATCAAAGACAGAGTAGCTACTAACACAGAAGATATTGCTACTAACACAGA